CGAACCAACCACAGCGCGGGCTGACGTCCGAGAACGGGGGAGATACTGATGGCCTATTGGATCCACAGCGCGCCGGCCGATGCGGACGGGGACGGGCAACGGCCGTGCGCCCGCGGCGAACGGTGCGCGAGCCGGGACGCCGGCAAGAACCCGTTGCTCGGCCCGCGCACGTTCTGCGCCGCCGACCGGGCGCACATCGCCACGTGCCTGGGGTGGCTGCCTGAGGCGTATGTGGAGTTGTACCTGAGGCTGGCGGAGAAGGGCTCTGGAGGGCACGACAAGGTCAGCGGGAGCCGGGACCACAGCGTCCCGCCGAACCTCGGTGTCGACGCCCTCATGGTCGAGATCATCCACCTGGTGGCCAGTTGGGATGACCGGGTGCGGGCTGTAGCGAACCTGTCGGAGCCGGGGCGTCGCGTCTCGTCGCGGCGGATGGACGCCGGGGTGCCGTTGTCGCGCATGGTCGCGACCCTGTCCGCGCACCTGGATGCGGCGCTGGCCCTCGAACCCGAGCCGATGATGCGGTACATCCCGATCTCGCAGGCCGCCGATCTTCCGCCCGGGACGATTGGGTGGGTGCGGCCGGCAGCGGACTACGCCGAGGTGATGCTGGACTTGTCCGGGGCGGAGTTCGGCCTGGAGATCCTCACAGTGCACCGCAAGATCCGGCACCTGCTGGGGCTCACACCCAAGCACCAGGATCTCCCGGTGCCGTGCTGGTCGTGCGGGGTCAAGGCGGTCCGCCGCTGGGATGGGGGAGCGGGGTTGGCGGATGAGGCGGAGTGCGGGGAGTGCGGGGAGACGTACACGAACGAGCGGTATGGGTTGCTGATGGCTGAGGTCGCGAGGCGGCAGCAGGCCAAGACCCGGAAGGCGGCGTCATGACGGATGACGACAGCAAGCGCAGTGCGGAGGAGCGTAGGACCGACGCTCTACGGGCGTTGAGGTGGCGGTTGGTGTGGAGGATTGCCCTCTCCTTGGCCGTGATCGCCGCGGCGGTCCTCTTCGACCTGTGGGCGAGGGTGCGTTGAGACGCCGCCGCAACGGCCTGAACCTGGAGGCCATGCCGGAAGCCCCGCCGTTGCCGACTGCTCTGGGCCGCGAAGAACGCAAGCGGGTGGAGCTGCCGCCGTTCTCCGGCGATGAGCCCCGCTGCATCAAGTGCGGGAATCTGGGGGCGACAACCAAGTACCTCGCGCACGGTCGGTGCCTGCACGGATCGGATCTGGTGTTCGTTGGCTACCAGCCCAACGAGCGCCTGCACCGCGAGTGCACCCGCTGCTCGTATTCCTGGGATGAGGCGCTGGCCGGTGGCGACGATGCCTGAGCAGCCCGAACGGCAGTGGAATGTGCAGCCCGGACCCGACGGTCCCGTTGAGGCCTTGACGACCTTCGACTACCTGGTGCATTGGCTGCACAGGCAGCGGGATCTCAACCCGCGCCACTCCATCGACAGCCTGATCCTCGCGTGGTGCCTTGAGCATCCTCAGTACGGGCACTGGTCCGACCCGCGCGGTGGTCTGGCGTACGCGGCATCCACGGCGGTCGGATTGGACGGCGGCGGCTTCATCTCGGTCGGCGTCGAGGAGCGTGCCCCAAGGGATGATGCCGAGGATCCACCCGAGACGCCCGCCCCTGCCGGGAAGTTCGCTGTCCAGATCCTGCGGCTGCCTCGCCGTGCCCTGTCGTGGCGTGAGGCGAGCGATCTAGCGAAGGCAATCCTGCGCTTCGAACCGCTCGTGAACTGGGAGCGCGAAGGAAAGGACGGCGACGGTGCCTGAGCGGCAGCACCGATGCGACGAGGAATGCGTGTGCCCTATCCACGGGACACCGCTTTTCTACTGGCCGCACGGTGACGATCACGCCTGCCAGGACATCGACTGCCGGTACGGGCACGGCATGGCCGACGAGCTGGCCGCTGCCCGAGCCCGTGGAGACTTCCTTCCCGGAGGTGCGGGCTGGGAAGAGCGGATCACGGAGAGCGGTAGGCGCTACGTACGGCGTCAACGCGGGCGGCTCTCCGAGCAGGGGCAGATCTTGGAGCCCGGCAACGCGAGGGACCTCTTGCGCCTGGGGGACGCGCGGCTGCCCGGCCCGGAACTGATCGCCGCCTACTGGCCTGAGGACGGGGAGCGGAGGAAGCCGTGAGTGACCTGGAGGTGTGGGAGTTCTTCGACAACGTCGGCAACCGCGTCACGGTCGAGGTGCTCACGTCTGGTGTGGCGGTCCTGACGATCTACGACGACGATCCGGGGCCGATGTCCGTGGCGAAGACGCCAACGACCGCCCGGCTGATGATCACACCGGAAGCGGCGCAAGAGCTGGCCGACGCGGTACGAAGGGCGTGCACCGAATGATCACCTTGGCGGAGTGGTTGCGCCCGCTGATTGAGGCCAGGAAGGCGAGAGCCGAGAAGGCGACACAAGGCGAGTGGGACCTTGACGGCGGCAGCATCACCAACGGGCACCCGGTCGATCAGATCGTCGACTGGGTGTACGAGAGAGCGGACGGCGAGCACATCGTGGAGAACCAGCCGCGCCAGATCATCGCAGACTGCGAATACCAGCTCGCTGAACTTGCGCGCCACGACCGTACCCACCGGTGCGACTGGGGCGACTACCACACCCCGGATCGCCCTTGCACGCCGCTGAAGCGGCTGGCGAGGATCTACCGGCACCGCGACCCTGACGGGTACGCCGACCTTGCGGAGGACTGGGAGCCGTGATCGAACTGGTGGACTGGCTGCGCGCGACGATCGAGCGCGACAAGACCGGCGCACAGCTGGTCACCTGTGGCGGATATCAGGCCGCAGAGTGGCGTGTCGGGCCGACGCGAGGAGGACGCTGGCCGACGATCGAAGAGCACGCGCGCCTCATCGGGGAGACCGACGCCGACGTGCCCGAGGTGGCCGTGATCGCCTTTGCGGAGGACGGCCGCAACCAGCACGAGCACATCGCCCGCCACGACCCCCGCGACGTGATCGCCCGCTGTGAGGCGGACCTGGCCATCCTCGCCCGCTGTGAACGGGTGATCAACGCCGACTGGGGTGACCGGGACGAGACCGGCCACTTCATCACCGTCCCGATCGCAAGTCGGCTCGCCCGCGAGATGGTCCACGTGCTCGCCTGGGGGTACCGGTTCCGGGATCTCGCCGGGTACACCGAGGTGGCGGGAGGATGGACCCCATGAGCGACGGCGAGGTCGGCATTGGCGGATGGGGCCTGTACGGCCGGGACTTCCCCCTCGTCCTGCCGGAGTTCCCTCACATCGCACAGGTCCTCAACCGGTTGAACGGCCAGTACGTGAAGCTCAACCCACCAGTAGAGATCCACCGAGACGATGTGATGTGGGCGGCGACCATGATTCAAGAGGGCATCGAGCTCGACTGGCGGATCGAGCCATGATCGGGACCTGGCAGCCGACAGCCAAGGATGACCTCTACCGCCGCACGGGCGAGGTCACCTGGGACTGCACCGCGTGCTGTCTGGATGGCCACGAAGCGCGAGCGCACGATGGCCGGTTCTCCTATTTCTGGGACCGTGAGGGGCGTGTCAGCATCCTCAACGCCGACCCGTACATACTCCTCAGCGCCGACGCCGTTAAGGACATCACGCTACTCCCGTCGAGGCTTTGCGGGAGGCGTCGTGACGATCAGCCGCGGTTCGGCCGCATCGAGGGGGACCTGCTGCGGCTCGAAGGCGAGAACCAGGAAGGTGAGAACCAGACGGTGATCTACAGGCTCACCAAGCAGCCGCACAACGACCGTCCGAGCGGGTGCACACCAGCAGTCGCGGAGCTGTTCCCGCCGTACGGGGACTTCTACCTCGCAGAATGGCCCGACTAATGACCTTCCACCCCGGCTCGCCAGCGTTCGGCCTGCCCCCGCAACGCCAGATCCGCGACGCCCCGACACCCGACCCCGAGATGGAAGCTCTGCTCTACGCGGCAGGCAAGGCGGGCGGCCACGAACGAGACCCGGACTGGACCTGCCCCGGCTGCGGGCTGCCGTACGACGACCTACCGTTTGGGCACTGCTGGACATACGGGCGACGCGACGGAGACGGAAGCTGCTCCGACCCTTCGCCGGTGACGCCGGAAGACTTCGGCCGACCGACGCAAGGCAACACGCGCAAGCCCGCTTGACCTGCTGGTTGTGACAGCCTGTGTGACGCGGTACAGTCCGTGCCAGAAGTACATTTGTGCCCCCGACCCGGATAGCCGGTCGGGGGCATTCCGCATGTCTGGGGGTGTTTCGTGGACCTTGACTACTACGAGACCCTCGACGAGTTCCGCAACGACCTCCTCACCACTGCGCAGGCTGCGAAGCTCGCCGACGTGAAGCCGACCGTCATCCGCCAGTGGGTCGCTCGCGGGCACCTCAACGTGGCCACCAAGGGCGGCACGGAGATCCGTGACGAGCGCGGCTGGCCCCGCTACTGGCGGCTGGACGTCGCGAAGGCGGAGTTCAAGACCCGCGAACGCGCCCGCCGCGCGGCCTGACCCAAGACTCTCCCGCCTCGTCCACGGTGCGGGAGAACGCCCGGTACGGTTCGGCCCCGCACGCGAGGGGCGCGGCCGACCGTACCGCGGACCCCTCCCGTGAAACCGCAGGTCGCTCACATGCCACCTGCGCAGACGCGGCACCCCTCCGCCCGTCCTGTGACCGCGCCGCGCCCCGAACCCGACGACGCACGCCGCACCCTCCGGCCGCGTCCCCTCCACAACTGAATCGGGGAGTCCCCTATGGCCAGGTACAGCGTGTCGTGGTCTGGTCTGCTGCTGGCCGCGGCGTCCACCTCGAAGACGATGGTGCAGTTGGTGACCCCGTCCACAGCGCAGGTGCGGATCATCGAACTGTCGGTGTCGACGACTGACACGACGACCACGGACTCACCCGTTGAGGTCATCTTGCAGCGGCAGACGACGGCGGGCACGGCGTCCGCCGGCACGGTCAGCATCGACAACGTCACCACCCTCGCCGCGGGGACGACCGGGCAGACGAACTTCACGGTCGAACCCGTTGCCGGCGCGGTGCTGCGCCGGTGGAAGATCCCGATCAACGGCGGTTTGGTGTACTGCGTGTGGCCGTATGCGCGGGAGCCGGAGATGGACGTGTCGACCCGGCTGGGTGTGACGGTCACCTCCGGGACCACGATCACCGCGGCGAACACCGCGTGCAGCGGGACGATCGTGTTCGAGGGCATGGGCGGCTAACGCAGTGGTCAGTGTCGCCAGCACCCCGGCCGCTGTCCCGTCGTTCACGCAGCCGCTGACCCGGGCGGTCCCGCAGGTCATCACCGTGGACCCGCCGCCTACGGTGCCCGGCTACTACTCCTCGACGACGCACCGTACGACGGTCGTCGCGGACAACGGTTCGCAGATCACCGTCGCCAGCGCGGCTCTGCTGCCGCAAACCTTCCCGTTCAAGCTTCTGCTGAACTGGGGTGCGGGCTCCCAGGAGGTCGTGTTCGCGTTGTCGTCCGGCGGCGTCAACGTGTTGAATGTGGCGCGCGGCCAGGACGGCACCCAGCAGCAGGCGCAGGCTCCTGGCGCGACCGTCGACCATGGGGTGTCCGCGGCCGACTTCAACGCGCTGTGGGCGCATGTGCAGGGCGGGCCGCTCGCGCACGGTGAGTCGAGCCTGCTGTTCGCACCGTCGACGGCGCTCCCGCTCGGCCAGTACGTCGGCCAGGAGGTCAAAGCGCAGGACACCGGGCAGCGGTGGATCTGGAACGGCTCCGGGTACGAGACGGGCCTGCCGCCGCACACACACACCTCCCCGGTGATGGGCGGGACGCTGGGGATCAGCCCTGGAGTGCCGGTACCGGACTCGTGGCAGATCTTCGGCCACTCCTACATGAAGCAGGCTCCCGCCGTGTGGTGGGAGTCGGGCCGCATAGACAGCCTGTTCCGCCGGTTCATGGGTGTCTCCCATGACGCGTGGCGGAACTTCGCCGTGTCCGGGTCGAAGCTGATCGTGGACGGGCGTGCGAACGGCGGCTGGGCCCGGGTCATGCAGGAGATACCCCGCACCCCCGCCACCGGTCAGAACGTGCACGGGTACCCGTACACGGCGGATGGTGGCGCGTACCTGCTGGTGTTCGGCATCAACGACATCGGCGGCCTGCCCGGATCCACGCAGGCGCAGATTCAGGCCGCTTACCAGCAGGCGTTGCGGGCGTGCATCACCCGCTGCCGGGCGTCGATCATCTGGGAGGACAACTACGCTCCCGGGACCGGCATCGGGCAGCCGTCCTACGGGGCCGGGTTCACCACCACCACCGGCACCTCCGACTTCTCCTCCGGCTCGACTTTGCATGACGCGACCAGCACCACGGGCGCGACGATCACCCTGACGATCCCGGCGGACTTCACGGGCGAGACGATCTACCTCCAGTTCGTGGCAAACGCCGGCGTGCTGGGCGGCACGGTCACCCTGTCGGGTACCGCCGGGGTGACGGGCACGATCGTCACCTCCAATGCGGTCCCGTCCGGCGCGGGCACGCACGTCCCGGTCGTGAAGCGCATCACCGGCCTCACCTCGGCGAACGCCGGGCAGACGATCGTGTGCACGGTCACGGCGATCGACGCGGGCGGCACGGTCCGCTTCGACTGCTGGGGTTTGGAGGCCGACAACCCGCCCCCGGTGATCGTCGCGAACGTGCCGCGCATCCTCCCGAACGGGTACGCCGGGTACAGCAATGTGATCGGTGACCCGGACGTGGCCGCGTTCAACGCGGGAAACGCGAGCGTGCTGGCCGAGTTCGACGGGATGGTGCAGTTCGCCGACCTGAACTCGGCGCTGAACAAGAACCCTGCGCTGTTCAGCAGCGACGGGTTGCACCCGCACGAGCTCGGCAACGCATACTGCGCGCAGGCGTTCTACAACGCGCTCCAGACATTGGTACCGCCGGTCACCGGTTTCCCCGCCGTCGCCCTGTCGAACTCCTACCCAGCGGCGGGCGCGCAGCGGAAACCTCGCGGCACGTTCCAGTGGTACACCCCCGAAGGCAGCGCGCACTCCACCCTGGCGATCCCCGCTGTGGGCACCATGTACGCGATGCCGTACCTGGTGACCGAGGGCCGCGAGATCTACGCGTGGATGGGGCTGCGTCTCGCCCAAGCTGCGACGACGCAGGCGACGGTGCGGTGGGGCATCTACGACGACGTGAAATGGTCCGGGTACCCGCAATGCCTGTACACCGAGGCCACCTCCGGCGGCGCGTTCCCCACGGGGACGACGATCGGGGACCACCACCAGACAGGCCTGTACATGGTCCTCGACCCGGGCTTGTGGTGGGTGGTGTATGAGACGGTCACGACCGGGTCGGGTGTGGTGCTGGAGAGCATGGTCGGCCCGGACCGCACCAACGTGATGCCGTTCGTCAACGTCGCCGACCAGTCGGTCAACACCTCACCGATGGCGTGGATGCTGACCGGCCAAGGCACGACGGGACTGCCGTCGGTGTTCCCGTCGGGCGCGACGGTCGCCTCGAACGTCCCGAAGATCAGCATGATCACGATCTGATCGGGGGCGCTGGTGCTACAGGACGACATGAGCCCGCAGATCGCGACCCCCGCCGCCCCATTGACCGGCTACAACAAGGTCTACGTCAAGGCTGGCGACGGTCTCTACATCCTGAACTCCTCGGGACTGGAACAGCCAATCGGATCCAATCCGGTTGTGTCTACTCCTGGTATCTATTCCAGCATCCCGCGCTGGGCTGCTGGGGCATCGTCTGCCCCCGTTTCCGGAGTGCTCGCTCTTGTACCTGTCTGGCTTCCCAGCGGCTTTGTCGTGGGTCATATCGTTTTTGGAACCGCGAACACGGCGGGCGTTACCATGACGCACCAGTGGGCGGGACTGTACGACTCGTCCTATAACCAGCTCGCCGTGACAGCGGACGCCACGAGCGGTGCCATCGCCGTCAATACCAAGTTCTCCTGGGCTATCGCGACGATCGCCAGCGGCGCGAGTACCACGTTTACCACGACCTATGCGGGCACTCATTTCCTGGGGATCATGATCGCGGCGTCGACCATGCCCGCCCTGTCGAGTGCCTTCGGCACCATTAACCCGTTCATGGCCGATACACCGGCGTTCGGGTCATCGGACACCGCTCAGACAACTCCCCCGGGGTTCCCGCACACGGCAGCCACTCCCACCAACGTGTCTGGAAACGCCAAGTTCTACTACATGGCGGCTACAACATAGGGGGACTCGGGCGCCACTGCCGTCACGACCGGCTCCCGACTCCCCGGCTACCCGTCACGCCCCCCACGGCCGTGCGGGCTCAAACCCACGACTTGGAGCGAGGCATGCAGCAAAACGCCAAGGGCGTCGTCCGCACCGAGGTGTTCGCGACGGTGATCCGCGCTGATGGCCGCGTCGAAGAGTTGGGATCCATCGCGTACTGGCACCGCAACCCGTTCAAGCGCTGGTGGGTTCGGCACTTCAAGGTTTGGAAGGGTGAGCGATAAATGCCCGCATCCGTTGTCACGTTCAAAGGGCGGGAGCTTCTTGCCTTCCGGTTGAAGGGCACCCCGGCGGCCACGACGGAGCCGTTCTGCATGGGCTGGGGGGTCACCCCGCCCGCCGGTGGTCCCTTCACTGCGAACCAGACCGATGTCGCGCCCTTCAATGAGGGGCCAGAGAGCCGTATCGGCTCTGGCGTCACCACATCCTCGCTGGTCACCACGGCCACCACGAACGACACCTACCAGGTCGTCGGAACGATCGTCGCGACGGGTGCACGCACGGTCGTGGAAACGTTCCTCAGCGAGCTGACGACCAAGCCGACGACGAACACGGTCGCTGCGGCGGGTGTTGTGGGTTCGCTGTCCGCGACGACCCTCAACACGGGTACCGCGTTCTCGCCGGGCAACGGCTCCTACATCCAGATCCGCACCGAGGTCATGCAGGTCACCGCCGGTTCCGGCACCGCGGCGCTGACGGTGGTGCGGGCACAGAACGGTACGACGGCTATCGCCACGATCGCTGTCGGCGACATCGTGACCTTGGGCAACCCTCCCGGAACGGGCACCTTCGGGACCACCGCAGGGTCACTCTTCGCCCATGCCGACCATGGGGTGGTGACGCTCTCTACCGGGGATTCGATCGTCTACTCGTGGCGGGTGCAGGTCCAGAGCTGACCCCTCCCGCTTGACGTCGTCCGGGACGGGGGGCGTCCGTGACGGGCCTGATCCCCAACAGCACCGTGTTCCCGCTCTCCGCCAACACCACCGCCACGACGGTGTCGGCGTCGGTGACGGCCACTCCGGGCACCGCGAGCCAAGCCAGTAAGACCGCCGCCGCCGCTGTGACCACGTCTGCGGCCACGACCAAGCAGGGCGCCAAGACCATGACGGCCGTCGTGACGGCCGCCGGTTCGGTGAGCCGCGGCGTCGGCAAGGCCTTCGCGGCGGCGCTCACCGTGCTCGTCGTCGTCTCCCGCAGTTGCGGGAAGACCTTCACGGCGATCGCCACCGCAGGGCTCGCGTTGTCCCGGCAGACCGCCAAGGCCATCACGGTCTCGGTCCAGATGTCTCCGGTCGCTGTGAAGGCCGTCGCGAAGGCGATCGCTGTGGTGGTGACTGTCTCCGCCTCCGCGGTGAGGCGGTCCGGTAAGCCGGTCACCGCGACGGTCACCGCTACGCCGGCTGTCACGAAGCAGCCGGGCAAGGTCATCGCCACCGCCACGACGGCTTCGACCGCCGTGTCCCGGCAGGCGTCCAAGGCTGTGGCGGCGGCGGTGACCGCTGTGCCGGTTCTCGCCAGGCAGGCAGGTAAGCCCTTCGCGGTCGTACTGACCGTGGGTGCGGTGTTGTCCCGCCAGACCGGCAAGACCATCCAGCCCGCGCTGACGGCCACCGCTACGGTCACCAAGTCGGCGTCCAAGACCATCGCCGCCACCTGCTCGGTGACGGTTACGGTCTCCCGGCAGGCGGCCCGGACGGTAACCGCGACGGTCTCGGCATCCGCGACGCATCTCAAGCAGGCAGCCCGCACCATCGCGGCGAACGTCACCGCGCTGGCCGTGGCGGGCAGGCAGAGGCCCCTCACGATCCTCGCCGCCATCACCGCGTCCGCTGTGACGAGCCGCCAAACCTCCCGCCTGCTGGCTGCCGCCTTGTCGGCGTCGGCGGCGCCGGTCAAGCAGGTCGCCAAGTCCGTGGTCGCGTCCGTCACGACCGGCGCAGCGGCCGTGAAGCAGGCGGCCAGGCAGGTCACCGCCAGCGTCACCGGCTCGGCGGCGGCGTCCCTGTCCCGCGTGTTCGTGCGGACTATCCTCGCAACGGTGACGGCGGCACCTGCCCTTACCCGGCAGGCAGCCCGCACGATCCCGGCGACCATCACGGCCGCCCCGGTAGTGGTACGGCGGTGCGCCCGCACGATCACGGCGGTCGCAACGTTGGCCGCCTCGCACGCCAGGTCGGCGTCCAAGACCATCGCAGCGGTCGTGACGTCCGCCGCCGCTGTGGCGGTACGCGTCCCGGTGGTGCGCCTCACGATCACCGCCGCACTGACGGCGTCAGCGTCAGTGACCAAGGGCGTGTCCAAGACCTTCGCCGCCGCGACGTCCTTGGCGGCATCTGCGGTGCGCAAGGTCGGTTTGCCCCGGCTCGCCACCCTGACCGCCGTTGCGGCGCAGACCAGCACTCTCATCCGCCGGACCCTGGTGTTCACAGCCGGGGTCGTCCGGACCCGCTGGTTCGCTGCCCCGCCCCGTACCCGCTGGCGGGCGCTGACCCCGCGCACGCGCTGGTTCGCGTACCTGATCCCGTCCCGGTGGCGTGCCGGCCCACCGCGAGGCCGCTGGAAGGACGACTGATGGCCCAACTCGTCAACATCGTGATGTCCTCGTTGGCGACCCTTCAGGTGCAGGTGCCGATCAGCGCCATTCTCAACGGTTCGCCGAACTACAACCCGACCGCCGATGTGGTGAAGATGGCGTTCATCGCGCCGAACGTGAAACCGGCGGCGTCGGACTGGCAGCTCGGGTCGTGGACAACGAACCCAGGCCCGGAGTACATGGCGCAGTGCCTTGTCGGGCCAGGCTCGGGAGGGTTCGTCGTAGCCGTGGGTGTGTGGGCGATCTGGGTGATGGTGATCGACAACCCGGAGATCTTCATTCCGCCCGGTGGCGTTGGCACCCTGACGATCGAGTAGTGCGGGGGTGGTGGCATGACGTGGGGTCCTCGGCGTCACAGCACCCACCGCCGCCGTTCCACGCACCACAGTTCGCACTCGCACTCGCGGACGGGCAGGCATCACCCGCACAAGGGCCACCCGATGTCGGCGGCGACCCGCAAGAAGATCAGCGACGCGCTCAAGAAGTACTGGGCTTCACACCCGCACCGGCGAGGCCATGGCCACAGGCGGCGCAGCGCACACCACCGCCGCAGGCACCACACCACACACCGGCACTCGCTGCATCACCGCAGGCGGCGTGTCCACACCGGCCCGCACGCCCGCCGACACCACCACCTGGGCAACCGGCACATGACCAGGTCGCGGCGGTTCCACGCCCTTCGCTCCGCTCACCGGAGCATGAGGCGCTCACAGCACCACCTGCTGAGACGCGAGTCGTTCTACCGGCTTCGCACCGGCAGACCCAAGACCATCAACCGGCGGCTGCATCTGCGGACGGGCGCACCGCAAACCCTGCGCAGACGTCTGCACCTGTCCCGCCACGGCACCCAGTGGACGGACCGGGCGACCAGCCCGAACGTCATGTCTATGCCCCGGGTGATCGCCGCCCCGAAGGCGCGGAAACGCAGGCGCTGAGCGGAGGACCGCATGTTCGGCCGCAGATCCTCGAACGACCGCCTCGACGACATCGCCGAGACCCTCACCGAAGTCCTTCACAACCAGGGGATCATCATGACGCAGCAAGAAGAGATCGCGGCGGCCGTCGCCAGCATCGCCGCCAGCACCTCAACCCTCAACACCGCCGTGGCGGGCATCTCCGCCGCGCTCGCCGCGAAGACCCCCGCGCCGCTGGACCTGTCCGGGCTCACCTCCGCCGCAGCGGACCTGGGTACGGCCGCGAACGCCGTGGCCGCGCTCGTACCGGCCGTGCCCGCTCCGGCGCCCGCGACGAAGCCCTGACCGCAGGTACCCACGCTAAGCTGACGACGCGTGCGGGACGTGTGGCAGAGCGGCCTATTGCAGCGGGATCGCGACCCGCTGGGCGGGAGCCGTAAGGCTCTGTCGGCAACCCTCGCCCGGTTCGAATCCGGCCGCGTCCCGCACCATCCTTCATAGGTGAGGTGACCATGCGCCACATCGTCGGCCGTCTTGGCGGGTACCGGGCACTCCTCACGGACGTTGTCGCCGGGCTCGCCCAGACCCTGGCCGGTACCGAGTGAGCGGTAGCGAGTTCCGGCCCGGGGATCGGGTCCTGGTTCGGGCGCGGGGCATGGTCATGTCCGGGACGGTGAGAGAGGTCTACGAGGATGGCGACCTGCTCGTCCATCACAACCTTTGGATCACCGCCCGATACACCCCGGTACCCGACATGAACGCCGAGAACGCCGTGATGAAGCTGCCCGGCGCGGCTGACGAACCGGGACCTCCGCATTTCTTCGCTGAGGTGTCGGCGTGGACGATCGAAGCGGCGAGGGCGGCCGTTGAAGCGGCGGTGATTCGATGACCTTCCCTCCTGCGGCGTACGACGACATCCTCGACGCGATCGAGGCGGACTATCGCGAGCCTCGCCCGTGGGGTGAGCCGTCACGGGTCGGCGAGGCCTTCGCCCGCCACCGTCAGCCCTTCGCCGAAGCGGTTCCGGCCGGTTGGAAGATCTACCCGGGTGTGCCCGCGAAGATGCAGCAGCGGGCCGCATCCAGCCGACAGGAGTGGTGGCCGTGGCTGCGCGGAAGTACACACCCGACCTGAAAGCGCAGGCTCTCCGTTTGGTCGACGAAGCCAAGTCGGCAGGCCAGCGGCGCGGTGTCATCCCGCGAATCGCCGACCAGCTCGGCATCAACCGCGACACGCTCCGGAACTGGGTGAGCTGCGCAGCCCCGACCGGCGCGGGGAGTGTCACGGTCACGATCTCCGGCATCTCCGGCAAGGTGTGGTCCGAACGGGACCTCTACGACGCCGTACAGCGCCAGACCCTCATACGGCGGCGCTGGAACCCGGGGCTCTGACCTGCGCGGATTCACGGTCGCTCACCGGCGGGTAACGGCGGTCGCCACGCTCGGCCTCGCTTCATCCTCACGCTGAGTGACCCACGAAGGAGAAGTGATGTTGCTGCTCGCCCTCGTCCTGCTGCTCGCCTCCGCTATTTGGTCCGCGATCCAACGCGCCTGGCCGCTGGCTCTCCTCGCCGCCGGTCTGCTGCTGTGGGTGGCGTCCACGCACCCGGCACTGCACCTGTGATCTCCCGGCCTGCCCTGACTCCCTTGGAACGCCGCTCCGCCCCGAACCCCATGCAACCCCCTGATTTGGGGTGACCCCATGCAACCCCCCACGTGTACCTCGAACCGTAAGGACGGGCAGCCCTGCAAAGGGCCATCCGTAACAGGCTCCGACAAGTGCCGCATGCACCTCGGCAAGAAGGCCGTGAGTGTCATCGCCGAGAGCCGTGCCCGCGACCTCGTCGAAACCTACGGCCGTAAGGTCGAGACGACCGCCACCGAAGCACTCCTCGACGAAGTCCAGTGGACCGCCGGGCACGTCGCGTGGCTGCGTGACCGTGTCCGGGAGATCGAGAACCTTGAAACGGATCCCGGTTCTGGCGAGCACCCGCTCGTGTGGGGCAAGACGCGGCGTAAGACCGGCGGCGAGGACTGGGGAGAGACCGAAGAGGCCGCCCCCAGCATCTGGCTCAAGCTGTACCAGCAGGAACGCACCCACCTCGTCAAGGTCTGTTCCGAAGCGATCCGCGCCGGGATCGAGGAACGCCGTGTCCGGCTCGCCGAGCAGCAGGGCGCCCTCGTCGCGCAGGTCATCCGGGCGATCCTCACCGACCTTGACCTGAGCGCAGAGCAGCAGGCCCGCATCCCTGAGATCGTCCCCCGGCACCTGCGCGCCCTCGCCGGATAGGGGAGGCGGCGTGACCGCCATCTGGGAGTACGCGGCCCGCGACTTCGAGATCGTACGGCCCCCGGAGTGGCGGAAGATCGCCCGGCCCGAGCAGTTGCCACCGCCTGGGGAGTGGCTCGTCTGGTCTTACATAGCCGGGCGCGGATCTGGAAAAACGCGCAGTGCTGCCGAGTGGGTGCACGAGCAGGCGACACAGAACCCGGGCGTACGGATTGCGCTGGTCGGCCGTACTCCGGCGGATGTGCGCGACGTCATGATCGAGGGCGAGTCGGGGATCCTCGCGGTCGCTGGCGACCACCAACCCGTCTACCAGTCGACGAAGCGGCGGCTGACATGGCCGAACGGATCCACGGCACACACCTACTCCGCTGAAGTCCCGGCGCAACTCCGCGGACCACAGCATCACTTCGCGTGGTGCGACGAACCCGCCGCGTGGACCGATGCGCGTAAGGGCGACGCGCTCGACACCGCATGGAACAACCTGCTCTTGGGGCTCCGGCTCGGCACGTCGCCCCGATGCCTGTTCACCACGACGCCGAAGCCCAACGCTCTCGTCCGTACGGTCCTCTCCCGCCCTACGACGGTTGTGACGCGCGGGACCACGTACGACAACCTGGCCAACCTTGCGCCCTCCTTCCGTGACGAAGTCCTCGCCACCTACGAAGGTACGAGGATCGGCCGTCAGGAGCTCCTCGGAGAACTCCTCGACGACGTCGAGGGCGCACTGTGGACGATCACCCTCCTCGACGAGAACCGGGTCACCGAAGCACCGGACATGCGCCGCATCGTCGTGGCGGTCGACCCGTCTGGCGGGTCGGGCCCGAACAACGACGAGCAGGGCATCGTCGTGGTGGGTGTCGGTGTGGACGGTGGCCTGTACGTCCTTGCGGACCGCTCGTGCAGCCTGTCCCCGCACGGGTGGGCATCGCGGGCAGTCGGCGCCTACCACGAGTTCTCAGCGGACCGGATCATCGCCGAGAGGAACTACGGCGGGGACATGGTCGAGTCCACGATCCGGCAGGTCGACGCGAACGCCCCCGTGAAGGTCATCACCGCGTCGCGCGGAAAGGTACAGCGCGCCGAACCTGTCGCCGCACTGTACGAGCAGCACCGCGTCCACCACGTCGGGGCGTTGCCGAAGCTCGAAGACCAGATGACGCAGTGGACGCCTCAGGACGGCACGAGCCCGGACCGCCTCGACGCATTGGTGTGGGCCGTGACGGAGCTGACCGACGACTTCAACGCGCAGGCGTGGATTGACTACGCCCGCCGCAAAGCCGAGCAGGTCGCCGCGGCGAGCGAACCGGCCGCAACGGAAGCAGCCGAGCCCGAGACGACCAGTCCGGCCGAACCCGAAGACCCTGCCGCCGTACGTAAACGAGCCAGAGACGCCGCCTACCGGCAGCAGCAACGTTAAGGGGGCCTGCCCGTATGGGTGTCCGCTCCCGCTTCGCCGCCAACCTCACCCGCTTCGCGAAGGTGTTCGGCAACGCGGAGCCCGCAGGAATGCGTGCAGGCGAAGAAGCCGCCGGGATGACCCCCAGCCGCCCGTTCTCACCCGGCGAACCGATCGGGCCGTACGACGGGTTCAACCGCACGCCCCGCAGCCACGAGTTCGTTGCCGGGTACAACATTGCCGCCCGGCCCAGGTCCCACGAGCGCGTCTCGTTCGACACCCTTCGCGGGTTGGTCGAGGCGTACGACGTCGCCCAGATGTGCATTTGGCACCGGATCGACTCCATCCGGTCCCTCGACTGGTCGCTCATCGCCGAAGACGGCTCCACCGGTGACGTCACCGACGCCATCACGATCGGCATGGCAGCCCTGAAGAAGCCCGACCGTGACACCCCGTTCGGTGTGTGGCTCGGCGAATGGCTGTACCACATCCTCGCTTACGACGCCGGAACGTTGTACCGGTTGCGTAACCGTGGCGGCCGGGCGATCGGTTTGCGTGTCGTCGACGGCACGATGATCGCCCCGCTGCTCGACTACTGGGGTAATCCGCCGGCGGAACCCGCTGAGGCGTACGTCCAGTACGTGCAGGGGCTGCCGTGGAACTGGATGACGCGCAGCGACCTGATCTACTCGCCGTTCCGGAAGACGGCGTCCTCCCCGTACGGGCGGGCGCCGTTGGAAAGCATCCTCCTTAACGCCAACACCGACCTGCGGTTCCAGAGCTACTTCCTGCAACGCTTCACCGAGGGCAACATCCCGGCCGCGTTCGCGAGCGCCCCGGAGACGTGGACGCCGAACCAGATCGAGCAGTTCCAGTCGTATTGGGACGCTTTCATGCTCGGCGACCAAGCGGTGAAATCCCAGATCAAGTGGATGCCGGGCGGCTCCTCGCTTGCGTGGAACAACGAGAAGGACTTCTCCGACCACTTCAGCTTGTTCCTGATGCGCAAGACCGCTGCCGCGTACCACGTGGTGCCCGCTGACCTGGGCTTCACCGAGAACGTGAACAGGTCGAGCGGCGAGAGCCAGGCCGACGTTCAGCACCGTGTCGGTGACCTGCCGCTGATCAAGCACGTCCAGGATGTGCTGACCGACTTCTTGCAGTACGACCTTGGCCTGCCGTTGCGGTTCGCGTTCGACCTCGGCGAGGAGCAGGCCGACCGGCTCGCCATCGCCCAGGCCGACGACCTGTACGTCAAGGCCGGGGTCGTGTCGGTGTCCGAGGTGCGGGAGATGCGGTTCGGGCTCACCGAGCCGGGTGGTCGCCCTGTTCCGCGTTTCATCTTCACGACGAGGGGTGGGCCGATCCCGCTGTCGGCGCTGGACGCCGTGGCGGGGCCGGTCGACCATCAGACGGCCGCGCCCGCACTGGACGCACCCGTCTCACACGACGCGTTCCGGGCGATCGAGGGTGTTGTGCCGGTACCGCCGCTGGTGTCACCGCCGCTCGCCGAGCAGATCTACGGACCGTCTGCCGCTGACGACCCGCAGGCTGTGGGCGACATGCAGCAACCGGCGGTCAAGGAAGCCGCAGCCACCGCAGGGATCACCACCGCGACGGGGATCGTCGGCTACGACCTGGTCGGCCACAAGGACGACGAGGACGAGGAGCAGCGCGCCGAACTCGCCAAGCGGGAGATGAAGAACTTCCGGAACCACCGGGGGCGTCGCCGCCGCGCCGGCAAGTGGCGCGACTTCCAGTTCCACGCGGTCGACCCGGTCAAGGGCCACCGCCTCAACGACGCGGGCCGTCTCGCGGTCCGCAAGGAGGCAGGGCAGGTAGCTGTTGCAGGGCTCGCTGTCCGGGCGGCCGACACTGGCCGGGTCCTGATGCTTCAGCGCGCGCTCGACGACACCGACCCGGCTGCCGGGACGTGGGAGGTTCCCGGCGGGCACCTCGAAGGCGAGGAGACCCCGCTTCAGGGCGCTTGGAGAGAGTTCGCCGAGGAGACCGGGTGTATCCCGCCGCCAGGCGAGCAGACCGGCACCTGGACCAGCCCAGACGGTGTCTACCAGGGCATCGTGTGGACCGTCCCGTCCGAGGACTGCGTGCCCCTGGTGGGCCGCGACCAGGTCTCGAATCCAGACGATCCCGACGGCGACTCAATCGAGGCCATCGCCTTCTGGGATCCGGCGCAACTGCCCGGCAATCCGGCGGTACGGCAGGAGTTGCTCGACTCGATCGACCTGGTGATGGATGCGCTCGGCACGCCGCAGGTTGTGAAGGCCGGCGACACCCGCCCAAAAGGCCGGGCCTCTGACGGGGGCTCAACCCACTGGCCCGGCTGGGATGTGGACGAGCAACTCGCCGCCGCCTGGGCTCCGCGCATCCGGCAAGCAGTCGTCGGCGTCCTGTCCGGCGTAGCCAACCCGATCTCCGCCGCCTGGTCGGACACGGCACGCCCCACCCAGCCGGCGAAGGCGTGGCTCCAGCAGACCCAACCCGGCCTGGCCGATCAGATCGGCGACGGGCTGCGCGCGGTCCTCACACCGCTGTGGACAGCGGGGTGGGCGGTCGGCACCGCTTCCGCTCAGGCGGTCCTGCAAGGGACCGGCGTCGACTGGGCGCGGTACGGCCGTGTCGTCAAGAGTGAAGGTGACCCGCCCACCACGGTGATCGACCCGGCGCTGATCGTGTACGACCAGCAGTCCCTTCAGGACTGGCTCGACCACTACGGCATCACCGCCATCCAGGGCATCACCGGCACCCGCATGGACGACCTGGCGTCGCTCCTGGAGCAGGCGCTCGCGGACGGCGCATCGTCGGACAGCCTGGCCGCCGACATCGAAGCTCTCGGTGTCACTGCGGCCAGCGCCGACATGATCGCCATCACGGAGATCTCCCGGGCCATGTCCCAGGCAGCGCTGGCGAACTACCAGCAGGCCGGTGTCGGGACTGTGAGTTGGTTGACAGCGTCCGACACCAGGGTGTGTCCGGGCTGTGACGCGTGCGCGGCGGACTCGCCCATTCCGCTCGGCGAGGCGTTCACCGGCCGGGTCGACGCACCCCCTTTGCACCCCCGGTGCCGATGCAGTCTGGTCCCAGACGACATCGGCGGAGTGAGCCTGCCGTCCGTGTCCGACCTTCAAGACATCCTCGGCGGGTTCTGATCCCGCATCCACTTTCACCCCGGAAGGAGGGGTGCGCGTGGACGGCAACAGCGTCCCCGGCTGGGAAGGCTCCATCGGCCCGTTCCCGGACCAGTACACCCAGTCGCACGTGTACGCCCGCGACGTCCAGTCAGGCTCCGGAAACTGTGTCTGCGGCATGTGGCTGGACCACGACGTTCACGTCCAGGCAGCACCCGGCGTTGACATCCCCGGCCGGATGACGGACGGCCCGGTACGGATGCTCGGCAAGGTCGCGGCGGCGCAGCGCTACCTGTTGTCGGTGGCCTATCAGGTCGGGCGCGATCCGAAGATCAAGCGGGGTGCTGACGGTGGACGTGATGCCTTCTCCGCTGCCGAGTTGGAGAAAGCGGCATGGAGTTTCCTTCCCAACGGGGCGCAGGTCGGCCTGTTCCACGGGCCGGACGACACCGTTGGCCACTTCACGGTTACCGAGAGCTACATCTATCGCGGCCCGGACTGGGTCGTTGACGAGGACACGGTGATCAAGGCGGGCGACTGGCTCGTTGGTGGGATCTGCGACCCGATCGCCTGGGATCTGTACAAACGCGGGCTCATCACCGGGATGTCGCCGCAGGGAACCGCGAAGCGGAGGAGTGCCGCGTGAACGACGACGACGACGAGTTCACCGAGTTGGTGGACGCCGACATCACCCGCGTGGATCTGGTCGACAGGGCGGCGAACGGCATGCGGTTCCTGATCGCCAAGCGCGAGGACGGCTCGGCCGGCCTGTTGGATGCCGCCTTCGTCCGTGACCTGATCGCCAAATCCGAACCAGAAACCGACAGTAGGGAGACGGTGACGATGACGGGCTCACCCGGCGCGATCGCCAAGCTGATCCACGAGGCCTCACGTCCGGCCGCCGAACCTGCCGAGGTGGTCAAGGACTTGGACCTCGACGACAGTCCGGACGGCATGGACCCCACCCTGCCGCTCGCCGCACCCGACGACGACGAAGCCCCCGGCAGCCCGTCTGACCCCGGCTCCCCGGCGTGGGAGGCCATCGACGCCGCCACCGCCCGCAAATGGACGAGCATCCTCGCCCGCGCGAAGGGCGCCATCGACATGCTCGCCCAGCGGGAAATGCTCGAAGCGGCCAGCGGCGACGAGGACGCCATCGACAACTCCATGGACCTCGATGACGCGTGCTGCGCCATCGACTACGCCATCAGCGTGCTGGCCCCGTTCGCTGTCGCCGAGCAGGCCGAAGCCGACATGGCCGCCGACATGATGGCCGTCGGTAAAACCCTCGCCGCGTTCGACACCGCACCGCTCGACACAATCGAGGCGTTCGGGCAGATCCGGAAGGCCGGGCGGGTGCTGTCCACCGCGAACGAGATGGCGATCCGAGGCGCCGTCGAGTCGCTCCAGAAGGTCCTCGCGTCCCTGCCGCAAGCCCCCACAGCCCCCGAGGACGGCCAGTCGGTCGCCAAGGAAACGGAGACCGACATGCCCAAGCCCACCCTCGTCGAGGACACCATCACCGACGCAGGCGAGCAGCCCAAGATGGGCACCGCCAAGCCCGAGCCCATCGCCAAGGCCGACGGGGAGAAGACCCCGATGACGGTGGTCTACGACCAGAAGGGGCGCCTGATCGGCATCGTCGATCCTGCCGACGTCACCCCGGTCTCCAACAGCGAGGCCGACCCGGCCGCCGACCCTGACGACGGCGCGGACACCCCGGCGGCCGACGCCGCCCCCGACGCTTCCGACCTCACCCCCGCCCCGGCGGCCGAGGTCGGCACCCCCGCCGACGCCGTACCCGACGACGTCACCAAGAGCACCACCGACAAGACCGACACCGACATCACCGTTCCGGATGCAGTCCTCAAGAGCATCGCCAAGGACGCGGCCACAGCAGCACTCGCCGACTACACCGCCACACAGGAGCAGGTCATCGCCAAGCAGGCGGCCGACCACGCTCAACTGGCGGAGGAGGTCGAGAAGCTGAGGGGCCTGGTCAAGGCGCTGGAAGAGCAGCCCGCTACCCCGAAGGTGTTCACCAACGGAGCCGTCCCGCCGCCCAGCATGCTGCGCGGCCAGAACGCCGGCGTACCGGTCGGCGTCGACGCGGCCCAGGCCCAGCAGATGAAGAAGGGCCTGTACGGCGCCGTCGACGCACACGAGCAGAACCGCATCGCCAACGAGATGCAGACCGGGGCCATCGCCATGCTCCAGGAGATCCGCCAGCGGCCCACGCCGCAGTAGGCCCAGCCCCAGCCCTTCACGCCCCCGAGAGCGGTCCACGCCCGGGGGCTTTTGCATGCCCAGGAGGCATCCGTGAGCAACACCCTCGACGACGTCACCAAGGAGACGCTCGCCGCGATCACCAAGGCGCAGACCACCGGCATCACCACCGCAACCGGCATCGTCAGCTACGACCTGTCGCCGCTGGTCACTCTGGTTCCGGTGGTCACGCCGTTCCGTGACCACGTCGCCCGCACCAAGAGCCCCGACGGTAACAAGTACGCCGTCTGGCGGGCGATCATGAACACGACGAACGCGCAGCCCGACCCGTCGATCCCGTTCGACTTCGCCGCGAACGAGGTCGTGTTCAACGAGCAGGACTTCCAGGCCGCGTACAAGGGCACCGGCCTGGCCGGGATGGTCACCCAGGACGCCTACGACCTGGCGACCGGGTACGACGACCCGTACGCGACCGCGACGTTCCAGACCCTCAACCAGGTCCTGATCGGCGACGACCGTAAGCTCGTCGGCGCCCAGTCGTTCGCGCTGGCCCGCCCGGCCGCGCCGACACTGACGCAGAAGACCACCGGCGGCACCATCCCCGCCACCACCACCGTGTACGTGGGTGTCGCCGCCAGAACGGGCTCGGGCTACTACTACGGGTCCGGGAACTCCCAGGGCAACAGCAACAGCGGCGCATCCGGCGCCGGGACCACCAACTCCGTCCAGGCGACCGTCGCGTCCGTGCGCGGCGCCGTCTGCTACGACTGGTTCCAGTCCGCGAACGGCACCACCTGGTACTACTACACGACCACCACGGCCAACACGGTCACCATGACCAGCGTCATTGGCTCCAACAACGCGCTGCCGTCCGGCACCGCCGTCCCGGACCTGACCACGGTCTGGAAGGGCGCCGGTAGCACGGTCCCGACCATCAACACCGCCGCCGACAACGGGTCCGCCAACGCGGCCGACTACGACGGGTTCCTCGCGTCCCTGGCGGGCGACTACAACGGGGTCGGCCAGTGGGTGCAGCCCGGCACCGGCACCGCCAACCCGTCGATCAACAACAGCCTCGACGGCGCGACACTGACCCTGTCCGGCGGGTCCGTCGCGGAGATCGAGAACCTGCTGTTCCTGCCGCTGTGGCAGCAAGTGAAGTGTTCCCCGACCGCCATCATGGTCAACGCCGTGCAGGCGCAGGAGATCGCGAACCTGATCCTGGGCGGATCCAGCGCGACGACGTTCCTGAACACCGACGCTTCCGGCCGTATCAGCGTGGTCGCTGGTGGCCGGGTCGGCGAGATCGTGAACGCGCCCGCGGGTGGTGTGACCGTCCCCATCGAGGTGCACGTGTCGCTGCCCCCGGGCACCATCGCGGCCCGCACCGACCGGGTTCCGTTCCCGCAGGCGAACATCTCCAGCGTGCTGGAGTACCGGTCGCTGCGTGACACCGCCCAGTTCGACTACGGCATCAACCGCATCGCCAACACCTCCGGCGGCGGCCCGCGTCGTGAATTCGAAATTAAGTCAATGGGCGCCTTCGTGAATAAGGCCCCGGTTGCCATGGCGGTTCTTCAAAACGTGGGCTGAGCAGGAGCATTACGCTGTTTTGGCTGCATGCGACCCGCTGTTCTGTGGTACCTTTGTTGGAGTGGGCTCTCCACTCCAACAAAGGAGCCATGAGTGACGGTCAACTCAGATGTGGACTGCTCGATTGCCGACTGCGGTAAGCACGCCTTCGGACGCGGCTGGTGCTCGACGCATTACGCACGCTGGCGGACATACGGCGACCCCCTACATGAGACGCGCCGCTACGCCGAGCAGGGCGAGAGGTGTTCGGTTGAGGAATGTGACCGGACCCCGAAGCGGCGCGGCATGTGCGAGATGCACGTGCGCCGAGTCGAGAAGCACGGCGAGGTCACTGACCCGCGCGCTCGACGCTTCTGGGCGCAAGTCGACAAGGACGGCCCCCTCCCCGAGGAGCGCCAGTCACTGGGCCCCTGCTGGGTTTGGACCGGATGCAAGCACCCGGTCACCGGCTACGGTGTATTCGGCGGCAAAGGGACGCAACTCGTTCATCGGATCGCCTACCAGTACTTGGTGGGTCTGATATCGAAGGGTCTCCACCTCGACCACCTGTGCCGTCGGCGCAGTTGCGTCAGGCCGGAGCACCTGGAGCCCGTAACGCCGCGCGAGAACATCCGGCGCGGCAATCAGGGCGCCTTCTGGGGGTACGCCCCCGAGGTCGTTCCGGTGAAGCCGAAAATCGAGAAGCCGACCCACTGCACCGAGTGCAGTGGCGATCGGCCCCTCTTCAAGCGAACGCTCTGCCGTCCGTGTTATCGCAAGTGGCTCAGAGATCCGAGCGTCGAGCGACCGAGGCAGCGGACGCCCGAGCAGCGGTTCTGGGAGAAGGTCGACAAGACCGACTCTTGCTGGCTGTGGACTGCGGCGGTCAATCCTGGGACGGGCTATGGCCAGTTCACGGCCTACACCGGGGTTCAGGTCCAGGCTCACCGTTATTCCTACGAGTTGGCTTCCGGGCCGCTGCCCGTGGGCCTAGACGTGCATCACACCTGTCACGTCCGTCGCTGCGTCAACCCGGCCCACCTGCAAGCCCTGACCCGTTCTCAGAACCTGGCGCTCCGCAAGGTCCGCCGCTGACCGAAAAGCCCCACCCCGAAGGCCGAGAGCATCCCGCTCTCGGCCTTTCACATTCCCCCCAACCCTCACCCAGGGAGAGCAGGCATGCGCCTGTATACGCGCTCGGACGCGAGCGGGGTCGATGACCCCGAGTACGGACACTTCGACGCCGACGAGCAGGGCGGCTTCGACTTCCCCGACGAACTCAGCAACAAGCTGTACTCCTTCCACTTCCGCGGTAAGCCGCTGTGGGAGACCGACATCGAACGGCAGGCCCGGCTGATGGCGGAGGAGATGGAGCGGCGCCGTGACCCGGCGACGCTGATGGACGCTGTGCAGCAGCTCGTGAACGCCGCGCAGGCCGTCACCCCGCCCGACCCCCAGGTCGCGAAGCGGGCGACCACCAAGCGGTCCGCGAAGGCCGACCCTGCGGGATGAAACGCGGCCACGCCTGCGGGCGGTGCGGGGGAGTTCGCCGCGGTGGCGGACCGGTCGCTCTGGTCGGATCCTGCGACCTGTGCCAGACGGCCCTGTGCGGCAGGCACGCCGCATGGGATCCGGACGGTGAACGGCATCTGTGCCGAAAGTGCGCGCGCACCAACAAGATCACCGTGATGACGGTGCGGTGACCAGGAACCGTCAGACGAGGGGGTGATGCCCAATGCCATCCCCGACAGTGATGGGTCCCGGGACCCCTTACCTCACGCCTGATCTGCTGATTCGTGAACCGATCGGCGTAAGTTGGTCTTCGCTGGTTCCGCGTACGGGTTCCTCGCCGCAGGACCTGAACGCCGTCCTGGTCGACATCTGCCAGAAGGCGTCCGGCCTGATCGACGGGTACTGCAACCAGCCTTTGCGGGCAACCCTCAACACCGAGTCGTTGACCGGCCCCGGCGGTGCCAGGGTCGGTGTCGACACCCACACCAAGGTCACGACGTGTGTGCTGCGGCGCGGCCCGGTCCTACAGGTCACGTCCGTGCAGGTGTCCCCGGCGCGGAGCTTCCCCCGCGCCTGGACCACCGTCACGCCCGGCCAATACGAGCCCGCGATCCCCGTCATCGGCATGTTCGGCACCAGCTCGCCGGCCGATTCGGGGGAGGGCGGGCAGGCCATCCTGATCGCCCCGAACTGGGTGTCGTGGCGTGAAGGGCGCAACGGGTACCGCATCCAGGTGTCGTACACCAACGGGTGGCCGCACACGTCTTTGACCGCGCAGGCCGCCTCTGGCGCGACCACCTTGGCGGTGGATGACTGCACCGGGTGGGCCCCCGTCGCGGTCGGGCAACCGGGCGCGGTCGGGGTGGTGTACGACGGTGGCCTTCAGGAGGCCGTGACGGTGACGGCCGCGTCCGTGGTGTCGGGTCCCGGCACCCTCACCCTGTCGGCGCCGCTCGGCTACCCGCACAACGCCGGGGTGATGGTGACGACGATGCCCGCGCAGATCCGGTGGGCGACCGCTTTGTTCGCCGGGTCTCAGGCTCTGACGAGGGGTGCGACGTCCACCACGATCCATTCGACCGGTGGCGGATCATCGGCGGGCAGCAAGGCGCCGGAGGAACTCGCCTCAGAGGCCGAACTCATGCTGAATCCGTTCCAGCGGAAGTGGTGACCGATGCCTCTGGTCACCGTGCAGAACTGGATTCACCAGCAACTCAACGGGCTCATCGTCCCCGGGCCCGCGAACGTCGGCCCGTTGGAGGCGTTCATCGCCCCCCCGGACCCGAACGAAGGCCCGCAACCCGCCTGCTACATCTGGCCGAACGCCGGTCACGAACGCCGGCAGACGATGCCGCGTAACACAGGGCCGGGGACTGCGGCCGGGTGGAAAGAAGTCCGCCCGGACATGGACGTGTTCTTGACCTGGTTCAACTCCTCCGACGACCCGTACCTCGCGGACGCGTTCCCGTCCGTGGTCGACGCGGTCATGAACAAGCTGCGGACGTCCCCGGACCCGGCGACGGTCGTCGACCCGAACTCGGGGCTCGTCTGCAACCTGGTGGGTGTCGGTGAGGACATGTCGTGGCAGGCGCTCGGTGTCGCGACCGTCTCCGACCAGAGGTGGCAGCGTTTTGACGCCCTGATCATCGTGCCATTCCTGGAACTGATCCAGGCCTAGAGCCTCTTCCCGGCCCGCGCTGAGGTGCGGGCCTTTCGCATGCCCGGCGCCGCATGGGCGCCTTTCTCGTGCAGTTCCGACCGGTCGCCTTCGCGCGGCAGAAAGAGGCCGTGTGCAGGACCTTTACGCGTACACCGAGGCCGAGGAGCGGATCTACTCCGCGTACCTCGCGGTCGCCCCGGACGGCACCACCACCACCCTGATCGGCGTCCCCGGCATGGACCCCGTGCAGATCCGTAAGGCCGGGGGAGCCGACCACGGCGGTGAGCCGTTGCCGGACATTCCGGGCGACGGGTCATGGATCCCGGCCAGCGCCGAGACACCGCCCACGCCGGTCATCGAGAAGGCCGCTAAGGCTTCGAAGGCGGTGACTGTCTGATGGTCGCTGTCTTCCCAGTAACACGCAGAGGTATCGCCCTCGGCAAGGAGGCGGCCGGGGCGGTCGGCACCCCGGTGATGCCGACGATCGGTGTCCCGGCCGAGAAGTTCACGGTCGAAGACAAGATTAATCCGCTGATTGATAAGTCGTGGCGTCAGTCCATGGCCGAAGAGTTCGGCTACACGGCTGGCACCTACGTCACCGACTGGGACATTCAGGGGCCGGTATACGCGGACACGCTCGGTCACTTCTTGCTCAACTGCCTGGGCGACTACACGTCGACCGGTGTCGCGACGACCCCGAACTCGACGCTGTCCAGCCCTCTCGCGATCGGTACGTTCACGGTCCCGGTGGTCGCCGGGACAGGGTTCGCCGCGAACCAGTGGATCCAGGTGGATACCGGTTCGAACGCCGAGATCGTGCAGGTTCTCAGTGTCGCAACGAACACGATCACGTTGACGGCGGCAACACCGATCCGCCTGACCCACCTGACCGGGGTCGCGGTGACCAACACGGTCGCGGGCAACGGCAACTACACGCACGTGTTCAGCCTCTTGAACAGTGCCGCGAACGGTGCGCAACCGCCGACCCACACCCTGACGGACATCTCCGGCATGCCCGCAAGCACGTTCGCCCGGCAGTACGCGTCCGCGTGCGTGTCGGAAGTGGTCCTGACCGCGAACGCCCAGCAGTTCCTCACCTGGCAGGCCAAGGGGCAGGGGTGGCTGTCGTCGATCGCCGCGACGACCCCGGTGTTCACGGCGTCGACGCAGCCCGCGCAGGCGGGCTGGAACGGTGCGGTCGGTATCGGAGGTCCGGCGAGTGGCGGCACGAAGGTGCTGTACGTGAGCGACTGGGCGATCACCTTGGCCCGCAAGATCGCGCCGGTGTGGACGGTGCAAGGCGTCCAGAACCCGTACGTGATCGCCAGGGGAGGGTTCGCGGCCAGCCTGAAGCTGACGTTCGAGTCGGCACCGTCGGAGACGCCGTTGTTGAACCTGCTGAACAACACCCAGCCGCAAACCCAGTTCATCGCGACCGGGCCCAACAGCACCAGCATCACGGTGGACGCGCAGGTCACGGCGTACGACACCAGCAAGTTGAACGACGGCAAGGAGACGTTCGGCTACGACACCACAGCGAAGCTCATGGCCAACACGACCAACGTGGGCAACTCCGGCTCGTTCTCCCCCTGCAAGATCACTGTCGTGAACTCCGTACCTTCTTACTGAAAGTAGGCGCTTGTGCGCGTAACGCTTCCCAACGGCGATTGGGCCGAACTTCGGGAAAACGTCAAGGGTGGCGACCGGAAGGCCTTCAAGGGCGCCATCAAGTTCAAGGTCAACACCGAGGGAGGTTTCCAGGAGATCGCCGGGGACCTCCAGGAGTGCCAGCGGTACGCCGTCCTGCGCCGCCTCATCACCTCCTGGTCGCTCACCGACTACCCGATCCCCCTCGCCGAACCCCCCGACATCGCCGAGCCGGTGCTGGAACGGCTCGACCTCGACTACCTCGACCCGATGCTGGAGGCGATCGAACCGCTCATCGAAAAGATCGAGAAGTCGGGAAAATCGTCGAAGACGAGCGCGGCAGGCTCGTCCGATGGATCCTCAGCGGAGACGCCGCCTACCTCGGAGACATCCCTGTAGACGAAGTCACCGAGACGGCCTGGTACCTGTCCTTCGCTGAGCGGTGGAACATGCCGCCGACCGTGGTCGATGAGCAACCGCTCGAATTCGTCCGGTGGGCTCCCGGTTTGGCCGCCGCACACGACTACGTGGCCGAGGAGAAACGCAAAGCCGCGCAGTCGTCTAAGCAGACCGAGCAGGACGGGCCACGCTTCAACGGAGGGTGGTGAGCGATGTCCGCGAACGCCGCCGTCGATGTCGTCGCACGGCTGAAGGTGATCCGTGCCCGCGCCGCAACGGTGGCTCCGCGTGCGGCGGTCACCGCCATGTCGCTGACCGCACTCAAAGCCACCCAACTGGAGCTGACCCGCACCTCCCACCCGGCGGGTACACCCACACCGTCACGGCCCGGCGATCCTCCATCGCTCGTCACGGGGACGTTGCGCCGTTCCATCGTCGCGACCCCGGCCATCTCAGCAGGGCCGGCACGGTATTTGGCGACGGTCGGCGGCACCGTCATCTACGCGCGGATCCAGGAGCTCGGAGGCACGGCCGGGCGGGGTTCCGTCCTCCCGGCCAGACCGTACCTGCGGCCTGCGACGGAGAAACTCGCGTCGTCCGGAACGCTCACCGCTGTGGCCGCGAAGGCGTGGACCGCTGCGCTCGGCATCTGACCGTCAGATGCGGCGCAGCACCTCGGCACGCTTCGCCTGGTACTCGGCGTCGCTGATCAGCCCTTGCGCGTGCAGCCCCTGGAGCTGCTGCAACTGGGCGCGCGCGTCGGCCGGCGCAACGGGCGGCGGCGGGGCTGGCGCTGCCTGCCCGGTCCGGGAGGCGTGCAGCGCCTGCTCGATGGCGGCCCGGATGTCCTCGAACGCCTTCCGCTGCTGCCAGGTGAACAGCACCGAGTTCTCGTCACGGACATGCTGGTTGGTTCGGTTTCCGGACCGGGACCGGACCGCGGTGCTGCCCGGCACCGAGAACGTGATGAACCCGTTCACGATCGGCCCGGCCGGTTTCCAGCCGACCGCGCCGAGCGACGACACGTGGATTCGTTTGTCGCCCTTACCCACGGTCGCCCTGGCGACGAAACCGCGCCGGGTGATGGTGACCCACTGGCCATCGAAGTCGATCTGCCCGTTGCGCCCTTTTGCTTCCATGCCCGGAGTATCGGCCTGCGCCGCGTGAACGGTACGCCGATCCGCTGACAGATTCTCACGGGGCGGGGGTGCGCCATGGCGGAACTCTTGCCGCCGGCTACGCAGCAGTTCCTCGTGGACTCCGCCGGTGCGGTCGCCGGGATCGACCTTGAGATCGCCGCGTTGGAGCGTCTCGCAGCCACGATCGACGCCGTAGCCGCCCAGTCCAAGGGCATGGAGGCGTCTCTCGCCGCGGCCTCTGGTGGTGCGGCGATCGGCGGGGCCGGTGTTGATGCGGGCGCCGCTGCCGCCGCTCAGACGGCGCTCGGGGACGCCGAGAAGATGGCGGCCGACGCCGCCAAGCTGGAAGCCGAGATGGCCGCGGACCTCGCCGTCCAGCAGAACCTCGTGAAGGACGCGTCCCTGGCGTCGGCCGACGCCCAACGGGTCCTCGGGGACACAATGGGCAAAACGGCCGTCGCGGAGCGGCTGCTGGCCGCCGAGCAGACCACAGCCGTTTCCAAGGCTTCCGGGGCGGAAGCGGCTGCTGGTCGTCAGTCGGCGGCACTGGGCAAGGTCGGCAGTGCTATTAACAAGCTGGGCAAGGACACCCTGATCGGTGCCGCCGCCTTCGCCGTGTACGGCGTGGACTCCGCCGCGAAATACCAATCCCAGATCGTCAAGCTCGGGACGTCGGCGGGGGAGACCGGCTCCGTTATCGGCGGCAAGCTCACCGGCAATCTCAAGACCGCGTCGGACGAGATCCTCAAGATGTCCGTGGACACGGGCACGGCGACCACGCAATTGACCGCCGGTATGTACATGGTCGAGTCGTCCGGGTACGGGATTGCCAAGGGCGCGTATCACGGCGCGGACGGGTTGAATGTTCTCAAGGTCGCGGCGCAAGGTGCCCGCGCCGAGCAGGCCCCGCTCGCCGATGTGACCAACGCACTCACCACGGTGATGCGGGACTTTAACGTCCAGCCCGCCGAGGCCGCCCGGGTTATGAACACCATGACCGTTGCGGTTGGGCGCGGCAAGATGACCATGGCGGACTTCGCCGCCGCCATCGGGACAGTTTCGCCTATCGCCCAAAAGGCCGGAATCACTTTTGGTGAACTGTCTGGCGCCATGGCAACCCTGACTCAGCACGGTGCGACGGCACACGGCGCGGTGGATGACCTCACGGCTGTGATCCGGGGTATGTCCATTCACAACCTCCAGGCCGTTAAGGAGATGGACCGGCTCGGGTTGTCCTCCACGGTCCTGGAACACGACCTGGGTAAGAACGGCCTCATGGGGACCTTCTCCATGCTGACAGCCGCCATTGCGTCCCACACCAAGGGCGGTTACATCCTGGTCGACACGCTCAACAAGTCGAAGACGGCTGCCAACGACGCCAATGTTGCTTTCAAAGCGTTGCCCCCCGACATTCAGAAGTTGGCCTCTGAGGTCAAGAGTGGCTCGATAACCTGGGCGGATTACGCCAAGGCGGCCAAGGCCCTGGGGCCGGTCTCCTCCAACCTGGGGTTGCAGTGGGCCACCATGCAGAAGCGCGCGTCCGGGTTCTCTGATCTGTTGAAGTCCGGCTCGCCGATCACACAATCCTATGCCACCGCCATGACCAAGATGTTGGGCAGTACTAACGCCTACCGCGCGGCAATGCAGTTGCTCAACGGGAACCTGCCAGAGACGACGGCGAACATTGCCGCCACAAGCGCGGCATGGAACAAGGGCGGCACGGCGGTCAAGGGCTTCGCCGATGTACAGCAGACCCTGTCTTTCAAGATCGACCAGCTCAAGTCGGCATTCCACGCTGTGGCGATCACCGTCGGGAACGTGCTGATCCCCCCGCTCATGACGGCGATGAACTGGATGTCCAAGCACGAGGGTGTGGTCAAGGCGCTGGCGATAGCTGTAGGTGTCGTCCTCGTCGCGGCCGTAGCGGCGTACACCATTTCTATGATCAGCGCCGCTGCTGCGACCATCGCGGCCACGTGGCCCATTCTCGCGATCATCGCGGGGGTGGCGTTGCTCGTGGTCGGGGTCATGTACGCCTGGAACCATTTCAAGGGTTTCCGGGACGCGATGATCGCGACCTGGCACGCCCTCGCCGCAGGCGGAATCTGGTTGTGGCACGCCATGGAGGCCGTCTGGCGCGGCATCGTCGCCGGGGCACTGTGGCTCTGGCATGCGATGGAAGCCGTGTGGCACGGCATCTCCGCGGGTGCCATGTGGTTGTGGCACGCGATGGAGGCCGTCTGGCGCGGGATCATGGCCGCCTGGCACGCGGTCGTCGCTGTGGCCATGTGGTTGTGGCACGCAATTGAAGCCGTGTGGCACGGCATTGCCGCAGCGGCGACCTGGTGCTGGAACTTCGTCAAGCCGCTGTTCAACCTGTGGCTGGCGGTCATGAAGCTGCTCGGCGCGGTCATTGTGACGGCGTACCGCCAGCTCATCGAACCCGCTTTCAAGGGCATCGGCGCGATCGTGTCGTGGGCGTACCACTCCGTGATCAAGCCGACGTTCGACGCGATCGTGACCGCATCGAAATTTGTCGGCGCGGTCGCCATGTGGTTGTGGAACAACGCGATCAAACCGGCGTTCGATTGGATCGTCGGCGGCTACCGCATGCTCGCCGGCATCATCATGTGGTGGTGGCACACCATTGTTGAACCGGCCGCGCACGCGGTCGGTGCGGTCTTCTCCTGGCTGTGGAAGAACGCGATCAAACCGGCGTTCGACGGGATCGGCTCGGCGATCTCCGGTACCTGGGATTTCATCCACACCATCTTCAATGACCTCGTGAAAGCCGCCCAGTGGGTCGGGGACAAGATCTCGTCGATCTTCGGCGGCATCGGCCACATGATCAACGGCGTGACGGGCGGCGTCAGCAGCATCACGCACATGCTGGGGTTCGCTGAGGGCGGCCCCGTCCCCGGGCAAGACGGTGCTCCGATTGCGGCGATTCTGCACGGCGGCGAGTACGTCCTGTCCAGGGAGATGATCGCGAACATCACCTCACCCGGCGGCGGTACCGGGGTTGACGCGTTCACCACCACACCCGTCACACGGGCAAGCGGTGGCGGTGGTGGCGGAAACACGGTCGTCGTCGTCCACGTCCACAACCAAGGCAGCGTGCTCGCGCAACGCGACCTCGAACGCGGCATCCAAGAGGCGGTGTTGCGAATGAACTTGCGCAACTCCAACAACCGCTACTCGCTCCCGGTCGGTCGCTGATGGCGCTTTCGATGCCTCACGCCTGGAACGGCTATTCCGCCAATGGATATGCTGCTCCGGTAGATTGCGAGATCAACATCACCCCGGCCACCGGCAACTGGGTGATCGTCTCACTGCACTGGCATGCGATAAACGCGGACGCACCGACAGCGACGGTAGGTGACTGGTCGCGAAACATGTGGACGCTGTTGTACAGCGCCACGACACAGGCGAGCGTGAAGCACCCGAACTCCTTTCTGCACACGCAGATATGGGCGTGCCCGAAGATTGTGTACACCGGGTGGCCCAATGTGAGCCTGTACGGCGCCATCCAACAATTTCTCTCGACGGACACCGCCACCGTCTACATGAGCATCTTTGAGATCGCCGGTATGACCAACGGTTACCTCACGGTGGATGCCGTGGCAGTGGCTACTGCTAACAACACTACGAGTTTCTCGATGACGCTGCCTACACCCGCAGGTGGCGCGGATTGCCTGATGGTGGCGGCGGTGACCACGGACGTCGCCAACGCGACGGTTACTGCGAGTGGGGGCTGGACGTTCGCCAACGGGATCTACGGATTCACACCTCAAATAACCACAAGTGCCATATGGATGGAGTCAGCTACCGCTCAGACTGTCTCGTATACCCTCGGAGCCGCTGCCAACTGGGCGGGTGTCGCGGTTTCTATCCGGGTCACCGGAGTGGGTCCGACGCAGACCAACCCCAGCTGGCCTGTGGTCGATTTCCAGCTCGGTCTCGGGTACAACTTGTCTACGCCTCCGCCGATGATCACCTGGACGTCGATCCCGAACCGGTTGACTGAGTTCGGTCACGAGCGCGGCATCCAGTTCGAGTTGGGCTCGGTCCAGTCCTCGCCGACTGATCTGAGATTGCGAAACGACGACGGGGCGCTGTCGCCGCGCGCGGCCGGAGCCGGTACGGCTACGGCGAACGGCACGACCAGCACGTTCGTGTGCTCCAGCACCGACTCAGCGACGATGACTGTCACTGACTACTTCCAGCTGACCACCTCGGGTGGTGCGCTGAAGGAATTCACGGTGTTCCAGGTGACCGGTATCAGCACGGTCGGCGGGACGAGCACCGTGACGTTTACCCGGGCAGACGGTAACGGTAATGCGCTGGTGTCTACCGCTACTGGTGACAAGTACGCCGGTATCGCTATCGACATCTACTTGCCGTTCCGGATCGTCGCGACGTGGATGGGCAAGCAGTATCCCGTCTGTGTCGGGTGGATCGAACGGTGGCCGCAGGTGTGGACCGACCCTCACTGGGGTGACTCCACGGCCATCGGCATCGACGTGATCGCCACCCTGACGTCTAAGGACTACACACCTCTTCAGGGTGTCATTCTCCGTTCTGCCCCACATTCGTACTGGACACTGAGTGACGCGTCGGGGAACAGTGTCGCCCAGAATTCCTCTGGAATCGGGACACAGGTACTCACTCAACAGATGTCGGCAGCTGGTGCCGGGAGTGGGAGTGCTACATTCGGAGCCTCCACTCAGGGTTTTACATCATTCGGCAGTACGTCCAGCATTCTGGGGGACCCAGGTTCCGGCTGGAGCCAGACCGGGCTGACCGCAGCTGACTACACGAACCACGGATTCGCGCTCGTCGCCAACGACACGACTTTCCCGTCCATCACTAATGGCGTCACGATATGCGGGGTTTATAACCTCCTCGACCCTGGCGGTGCAAGTGGAAACCTGTGGAATGCGACCGTAAGACCTACGGTGTTCGCGATAAGCAACGCCACGGGGCCAGGGTTTCATGGCAGAACACTTGAGGTGCAGATTGTCAACGGAGGCATCGGTTACCCCGCTATCAACAAATGGGACAAGGTCACCGGAACCCTTGTTACCGATACGCTCAGCAGCGGCACTACCTTTACCATGCCCCCCGCCTTTGGTACCTGGGCCGTGACGTTCAACCAGACGACGTACAATCTCTACCTCAATGGTGCATTGGTCCACTCAGGTACCTGTAACCTGGTCACCAACTTTGACCGGATCGACATTGGTGGCACGGTCGATTCCTATGGCACAGGCGGCCACACATGGAACGCTGTCCACGCACACATTGCCATCATGCCACGGATGCTTACTGTCGGTGAGTTGTACGATATTTTCACCTCGATGATAGTTGGGCAAATGGCCCTCCCTAGCGGCGCTGCTGCACCTCAGAACCTTGTGATCGACCGCAAGCTGGCTATAGCCGGGTGGAAAGGCACAAGAATCATCAACGGGGTCGGTGCTGTCAACGCCGGTTTCGAGCTGACCCAGAGCACCGTCGCTGAGCAGATCGTTCAGATCGCGGATTTCAACGCTGGCAAGCTGTTCGCAGACGCCGCTGGACAACTGCAATTTCGCACCAGAAGCAACGCCCTTAACCAGACGGTCAAAGCGATACTGGGAGATCGCCCAGACCTGGGCGAGATTCCCTATGTCGGGGATTCTGGAAGCCTCCAAATTGACTTTGATCCCACATATCTGTACAACCGGGTTCAGGTCGACAACGGCGGACGTGTGACTTCCAGTCCCTACAACCAAAATGTAATTGTAGCCACGACTTCAATTGCTGTCAGTAACCAGAGCTCCATAGCCAAGTACGGTCTGCGCACGCTGGGTAAAACAGTCAGTTTCGCCGATGATGCCGACACCGCCAACGTGATGAACTACTACCTGGCCCAGTACGCCAATCCGCGTAAGCGTGTCAGCACCGTCTTGCTGGACCCGGCGAAAGACCAAACGGGTAACACCTTCACGTTCGTGCTCGGGGTAGAAGTTGGTGACTTGGTCACGTTCAAACGGCGGCCCATCGGTGCCCCGGCGATCACCATTCCGTGCGTGGTGCTCGACATCAAGCACGGCGTCGCCCCGGACGTGTGGCAGACCACCCTCACCTTGGCACCCGCCCCGGTCTGACCCGACCGATCACCGCACCCTCACCGCCCACTGGACCTCAAGCTAGGGAGTGCCGTGGGCGATGAGCAGCCAAGCCCCCGCGAGTTGCACCAACTCATCGAACGCAACCACAAAGACCTGGTCTCCGACCTGCGGGACATGCAAACCCAGCACTCCGCAGCGATCCAGACACTCATCGCGCAGATGCAGCAGTACGTGCTCCGCGAGGTGTACCACGCCGAGCAGACCGCACAGTCTGAGCGGATCGCGCGCCTGGAGAAGCAGGGCGAGACGGACCGGGAACGGGCCGCTACCGAAGCGCATTCGGCGCGGCAGACGTCACGGATGGCGCTCCTCACCTCGATCGGGACGTTCCTGGCGGCGCTCGCTGTCGCGGCTGTCAGCGCATGGCTGAAGGGCGGCCACTGATGAAGGCCAGGTGGGTGCGGGATGTCGCGATCGTCGCCGCAGCGGCGGTCCCGGTCGCAGGCGCGTACCTTGCCGCCTCTTCGATCGCCGGACTCGTCCACGAACGTGACTCCCTCCGCCACCAGGTGGGTGCACTATCGCGCCGCACTGCTCAGCCGGTCGTGTCGCCGACGGCCGCGCCGGCGTCTGCGAGCCCAGCCCCTCCCGCCCGGTCTGGTGGTGTCCCTCCGGGTGCGCTGGTGGTGCAGCGGGTCATCCGCATCACACATCCGCAGCCTGCCCCGTCGCCTTCCCTGGCGCCGCATCCCCGCCCGAGCCCCAGCCCGCCCCCAGCCGGGTGCCCGGTGGCGCAGGTCGTCACCGTCCGCCTGCCCGTTGGTGTGCTGCCCTGCGGCGCCGTCCAGGTCGCCCACATCGCCACGATCGGAGGCACCCGCCGATGACCGACCAGGTCGGCAAGCCCGTCCCCGCCCACGAGGTCACCCGGCGCCTCACCGAATCAGTGATGTACCCGGAGCATCAGGCGCGTAAGGCGTCCGCGGAGTATCGGCGCGTCCACGAGCACCTGATCGGCGAGCTGGACGAACCGTGCTGGATCTGCGGTGTCCGCAAGTCCACCCTCGCCGACCCTGTCAGCAACCCGCACGGCGCGACACAGATGGAAACGCACCACTGGCACGTTGAGTGGGCGCTGGTCAACGCAGTGGACCCCGCCGCGATCCTCGCGGACTTCCCGGAGCTCGGCGCGGCCGACGACGCGCACCTGCGGGACTGGCTGGACTCCGAAGGCAACATGTTGGTGCTCTGCGACACGCATCACAGATCCGGGTACTACGGCGTCCACGCGATCACCTATCCGGTGTGGTGCGCGCAGAAATATTTCGCAGCCGGGTGGGACCTCGTTAAGGGGCCGCCGGATCACTGACGAAGTGCATATCCGCAGTTCGGGCAGGCCTCCAGGTGAAGGTGCCTGTGATGCTCGCTCTGTGACGCAAAGAGTTTCAGATTCTCGATCCGGTTGTCTGATTTTTCGCCGTTGATGTGATGGACCGTTTCCATGCTCTCCAGCGGGCGCCCTATCAGGTGAGCGATGAGTAGGCGGTGCTCTTGCACGTAGTGCCTTGTACTGCTCCTGATCATGGCCTTGGCAATCTCATCATCGGGTGTCACGCGGATCCACACGTAACCATGCTTGTCGACATGGCGGCCACCCTTCCACGAGGGGTTGCCTTCGCCCCGCTGCCGCTCGCCCATCTCCTGCATGCGCGCCTTGTGCTCTTCGCTCCCGCGTCGCGCGTTTCCCCTGCGTATGGCTCGGGCGCAGTGCTGGCAGATGCCGCGAACGATCCACTTCTCTTTTCCGCAACGCTCGCAGGAGCCCGTGCAGCCGAACTGTTTCGGCGGGTTGTTCTCGGGGTCTGGCACCGCATTGCATCGATAGCACAACCGGCCTTGAGATCGGCGCTTTCCGCAGCGCTCGCAGAGGGTGAGGGGCATGACTGAATTGTATCGGATATACCCAGCGTGGGTGGCTCAGAAGTATTTCCGGGCGGGCTGGGATCTCGTTCGCGGACCGGTCGCACCTCAGCAGCCGGGCGGTGCGTAGTGGACGATGCCCGCGACCTCGACCACGACGGCCAGGTGGGTCTCGGCGAGAGGGTGTACGCCTACGTCCGCCACCCGCACGCCCATGCACGGAGCGACGCCGGCCCGGTCAAAATCGGCGACCAGCACCCGGACGGCAACGCCATAGCCCGGTTCAACGGGCGGGTGGCGATGCTCATAACCCGCGTCGTTGGGACGATGTACTGCTTCTACCTCTTCAACCTGCTGGCGTCGGCATCAGCTAAGGCGGCGTTCGCCACCGGCGACCCGACCACGATCGTGAACTGGGCGTCGTCGAACTGGATTCAGCTCGTCCTGCTCCCGGCGATTCTTGTCGGCCAGAACCTCCAGGGCGCTGCGGCCGACAAGCGCGCAGCGGCGACGTATGCCGACGCTGAGGCGATCCTCCATGAGGCCGTGGAGCTTCAAGCACACCTCGCCGTCCAGGACGCCGCTCTCCAGGCGCAGGACGCGGTACTCGCCGACCTCATCTCCCACATCACAGGCGCGGTCGCCGCGCCAACTCCCGAGAGGACCACGTCATGACCGACCCCGCCCCCACCTCCCACCTGTCCCCACTGGCACGCGCCGAGCAGTGGCTGGCCGACGAAGGGCACACCCTCGCCGCAGATGCCGCCCGCATCTTCCGCGCCCTGGCCGACCACACCCGCAAGCTGGAAGGCGTCGCGGTGAAGGACGCGCCCGCTGTTGAGCAGATCGCCGACGACGCCGCGCCGATCGTCGCGGACGTCACCAAGGCCGCGGGGGCGTGAGATGAGCTTCCTTCGCGGCACCGACATCAGCGCCTACCAGGGCTCCATCCCGGCCGGTGACTTCTGCATCGAGAAGGCGACCGAGGGTCTCGGCTACAACGATCCGCCGTTCGCGGCCCGGTGGAAGACCCTCGCCCAGCGGGGAACGCTCCGCGGCGCGTACCACTTCGCGCACACGGGCGACGACCCGGTCGCCGAAGCCGACCACTTCCTGTCCATCGTGACGGCCGCAGGGCTCAAGCCGGGCGACTGGCTGGTCCTTGACCACGAGACGCCCGGATCCTCGCCGTCGCATGACGCGGCGTGGGCGGTGGCGTGGTGCAAGCACGTCCAGGCCAAGACCGGTGTGAGGCCGGTCGTCTACACGTTCCTGTCCTTCGCCCAGGAAGGCCGCTGCGCGGGCCTCGGTGGCTACCCGCTGTGGATCGCCGACCCGTCCAGCCCTGCCGGTCACCCGCGCGTGCCGGCCCCGTGGACTTCGTGGGCGATGCACCAGTACGGCTCACCGGGCGGCGTTGATGTCGACGTGTTCAACGGCGACAAGGCCGCGTGGCTCGCCCTCGGTGGCGGCCACACCCCGACCCCCACTCCGACCCCAACCCCGACGACTCCTCAGGAGACCGACATGCCGAACGGACAGCTCAAGGACGGCGCAAACGCCAAGGACACGATCTCGTGGCCGAAGGGCCAGTGCAAGGGCGCGATCGGGTTCCTCGCCGAGCCCGGCGCGTCGGCCGCGCTGCACGTCCAGGTCCACGACGCGAAGGGCTGGGGTCCGGTCTCGGTGCACACCGCCGCCGCGACGAAAGCGGTCGTGCACTTCACCGACCCTGCGACCACGGATGGTGTGTCGGTGGTACGGGCGGACACCGGGGCGGCAACGGTCGGCTACGACGCGTCCTGACCTGCGGATGTAACCCCGATCGCGATCCACTTGCAATCCGTGCCGCCGAATGTAAGCGGCTCACGTGCCGACCGCCCCGTCCTGTCGTAGCCCGCCGGTAGAATCTGGGTACCGCCCACCCCCCGCCGGAAGGCTTCCCGATCGCTGCGCTCGACGACGTCCTGACCATGTTCGCGTCCCCGCTCGGAGAGCCGGACCGGCAGCGGGCATTGCGGTATGGGGCGGGAGGGCTTGCCCTGCACTGGCTGGCGGTCCTGCCCGAGGGTGAACGCAAACGGCAGGCGATCGAGCGTCTCGGTGAAGCGGCAGACTTGGCATGCGAGGCGTACGGCGCGAACTGAAGGGGAGCCCATGCCGATCAATGACAACTACCCGTGGTACCCGATTGCCTCGCCAGGGGTGGGAGTGGGAGTGGCTCCGGTTCCGAACGTCGTCACGGTTGGGGCGACGGTAACGGGCGTGACCGCTGCCGCGACTGGGGTTCCGTGGACGCTTCCGCAGGGCTGCTCATGCACCTACCGCTGGATGGTGGACGGCAATCAGGCCACGCAGCCGGAGCGGCAGCCGTCGTTCTCCTGCCGGGTGCACTCGGTGCCGCCGGAGGCTGCGAACGAGCACGTCTGCCCGACCTGCGGGCGGTAGCGTCGCCCCTATGCGTCAAGGCAGGCATTCCCGCCGCAAGTTCGACTGGGGGACGGAGCCGTCCCGGTCGGCCGAACGCTCCGCTGTGGTCGTTGCCGAGGAGCGGGACCCGTCGAAACGGTCACCAGGCCGTAAGGACAAGGCGTACTGCAAGCCCGCCCACGGCCCGCACCTCCCGGTACTGGTCGTTCCTCCCGTGGGCGGGAAGACGCCGGCGTGCGGTTGGCGGCCGTCCTGGAGTCCCCGCGAACGCGAGTGGGAGCCGGGCTGGACGTGTTTCCACCAGCAGGAGTGCACGACGTGCGGGAAGTACTTCCGGCGTATCGGCGGCGAGGAATGCCCGGACTGGCATCCCCTGACTGCGGAGGAGGTACGGGAGATCGACGCCCGCAACTCGGTGCTGGTGGAGCGGCGCATTCGCCGCAAGCCTGTCATCACCGGACCGCAGGGGTACCGCCGTAAGAGCGAGAATCGTTGACCCGTACGGCTCGTCCCTGCCGGTGAGCCGTGCAGGTAGGCGCTCGGCGGCGACTAATCGCGGTCAGGGTCGCCTACTTCGGCCCCTACTGGATTCAACTGGTACCTGCCGTCTCGTTCGGTCCCGGTTCGGTTCGCCGTCGTTTGGTGCACCTCCGGACGACCCGCTTGCGCGCCCTGCCGCGAGATGAGCCTACGCCTGAACAGCGCAAGACCCGGTCGACCCACCGTCCGGAGGGCTACCGGGTCTACGACTTCCGCGAGCTACTGCCCGCGACGACTCCAACGATAGCGGGCTCGACCCCAACTAACCGGCCCTGACCTTCAACAACTCGGCCGATGTCTTCAACTGTCGCCATAGGATCGCCCCATGAGCCCATCCTTCACACGTGACCTCATCCGTTCCGGGGCCGGAACGCCGGACCCGTGACCTCTACCGCCTCGCCCGGTGCCGGCGTATCGTCGATGCGTCCCGCCAAGGGTAGATCCGCCCCGTTCTCTCGGCCCTCGCGGGCTGGGGAGCGGGGCGTTTCGCTGCGTTCTGTCGGCCTGATCCGCTATCGTCGGCAGCGGATCGACAAGTGAAAGCTCGCACCCCGGGGAACTTCCCAGGCTTTGCCGGGGCGTACCGAACCTCCTGACCAGCGCTGTATCTACGGGCCGACGTACCGTGGTTGACGCCGGACAGGCCATTAGGGAAATAGCGTCGTCTGGGCGCCCGATCCTGCTGACCGCGTGGCTGCTTCCTTCGCGCGGACGTAAGCGGGCGGAAGCACCGAACGCCCCACTCCCCACTCAACGATGGGAGTGGGGCGTTTCGTATTGCGGGGCTTCCGCTGCGGTTCGCCCTGCCGGTAGCCTTCCCGCACACAGACTTGATCCACCAGGGCGTCAGGCCATCGGCCGGCCCATTCGAAACGGCCCCGCATCCTTACCGGTCCTACGGGATCGGGAGGATGCGGGGCCGTTCTCGTTGTGTCCGGGGTCAGCGCCGATGGAGATCGTGCGCGATCTCGCGGTCCTTCAGCATGGTCGCGACCTGCGCCATCCAGTCGGGGGCGGTCACGCCGGGTGCGCAGACGCCGGACTGATAGCCCTCACCGCCGCTGGCGTCGATAACCCGACCGGATGCCTGCCGGGCCAGGTCCATCAGCAGCCCCTCGGAGCAGTCCGCATCCAAGATCCAGGCAGAGGAGGGTGTGGCCGCCGCCCTCGCGGCAGCGGCGCCCGCCTTGGTGATCTCGTACTTGCCGAGCGGCAGGGGCTTGGCGTAGCCCGCTTCCACGAGTGTGGCGTAGTCGGCGCTCGACCCGGTTCGGGTCCCATTCCGGGAAAGGTCGGCGAGGGTCTGCATGTCGCGATCAGAGAGCGTCATGGCGGGCTCCTTGGGTGTAGAGGATCGAGGGGGCGTTTCGTCGTGCGGGGTCAGATGTGCTCGCTCGGCCTGCACGGACCCGTACACCCGCCGTGCTCGCCGGAGGTGTGCTCGGCGTGGACGATCAGCGCGCCCCACACCTGCTCCGACAGGCGCAACCGCTCATCCAAGTCCGGCGAGTGCGCGTCGATGGCCTCTTCGATCGCCCCGGCGACGATCCCGACGATCCCGCTGGCGGAGTCCCGGCCGAGCCCGTCGGCGCGCTTCTGGATTCCGATGCCGAGCAGGACGCCGACGGCGGCGGTGGTTGCGTCGGCCTGCCGCGCAGGGTTCTCGCCCAGCGGCTCCGTGGCGTCCAGCATCGCGCGGCGGGCGGTCTCGCGGGGGCTGGTCCGGGTCTTCGTCATGGCTGGCTCCTTGGGTGTAGGTGAGGACCGCAGGGGGGGCGTTTCGTCGCGGGCGGGTCAGGGCTCCAGGCCGAGGCTCTTCAGCTCGTCCTTGATGTCGGACAGGGTCACGTAGCGGCCGTCACCGCTTCCGAGCGGGTCAACCTGAGCGGCGTATGGCTGCCCTTGCCCATCCTTGGGGCCGTTCTGCTTCACCCACCAGAGCAGCAGCCCGCGCCCCACTTCCTCGGGGTGCTGAAGGGTTTTGACCGTCTTGCTGAACACGGGCTCGGAACCAGTCGACTCGATGGTGACTTTCCAGCGTCGGGCGTCGGTCATGGCGGGCTCCTGGGGGATCGGGACGAGCATGGCGGCGGGCTTGCTGTTGCGGGTCAGGATGATCTCGGCTCCGGAGTACTGGACCCGGCTGACGAGGGGGCCGAGGTTCTTGCGGGCCTCTTCGATACCGATGTGTTCGGCCATCACGCGCCACCGATGTCCATGCCGTACGCCTCGCGCACAGCGGCGGGAACGGCGTAGGCGACCGCGGTGGCTGCGTCCCAGTCGTCGCCTCGGTGGTCGTCCATCAGCTCGTCCCAGTCAAGCCCGGCCGTCTCGGCGATGTCCTCGATGAAGACGCAGGGCAGTTCGCCGCCGACAGCGTCCCGCCACGCCTGGATGCGGTGGGAGCCGGTGTACGCGCGGTCCTGGCCGCGCTCGTACATCGCGCGGGAGGCGACGATCGGGGCACCGACCCAGCCGCCAGCCTCCATGCTCGCGGTGATCTCGGCGAGCTTGTCGGCCTCGCGGGCGTCGTGGGGGGCTTCGACGCCGCTCACGTAGACGACTTCGAGACCAAGGGGGTTGGCGACCTGTTGTGTGCTCATGAGTCAGACCTTACAGACCTTAAGGTTCCTGCGGAAGGGTGAGAACGAAATGGGCATAGATCGCTAACGCCCATCTCGCCCAGTTCGTACACCTGTTCTAGCCTGAGACCATGGCCGTACGACGCACCCCACCCGCCCACGACGGGATCATGCTGGCCTGGATCCACGGAACCGCCTCCCGCTACGCAGTCGTCCCCGGCCCAGACGGCAAGCCGGTCCAAGGCGACCCTGTCGGCACGGAGCGAGCAACCGCGATCGAGGCCATCCGGGAAGCGGCCAGCCCGGACGGGACGATGCTCCGCGCCGACCTGCTGTCCCAGCAAACGGGCCTGCTGGCAGGGCTCGCGCTCGGAACCCGCGGCGAGCACGAGCGGAGCCGGTACGAGGTCATGGCCAGGCTGTGCGCGGAGGCCGCGGGCGACGACCTCGACCCCGCCACCGTCGCGGAGTGGACCGCGATCGGGATCGACCGGGCGGGGCCGGTAGAGCCGCCGTCCACAAGCCAGCTCTAGCCGCGGTCCGGCTCGGGCACCTCGACCAGGTCCGCGAGGGTGATGCCGTGCCGGCCGAGCACCCGCTCCAGCTCCACGCCGGAAGAGCAGTAGGCGACCAGCACGCCGTGATGCCGGACCCGGATGGTGTCGCGGCCGTCCAGCCGGATCGCCTCGATCTCCCAGCCCGGCTTGCCCTGCACCGTCCAGCGTGCACCCACAAGGCCGGTCTACCTGGTGGCCGGCAAAGGGATGCACCGCAGAGGGCCTGTTCGCGGATCAGTCTCCGGTCGCACCGCGCTGGGCACGGGCCTCTGCGCGCCACGTGCGGATACGGTTCGCGATCTCCTCTTTCGAGGGCCCGCCGGGCCGGTAGGCGTCCTCTGCGGCCTGTTCGGGGGTCTTGCGGGCGAGCTCGGCCCACGCGGCCGACATGACCCGCGCGGCGTTCTCGAACGCCTCCTCCTTGGTGCACAGCGGCGGGGCCATCAGGAGGCCACAGCGACGGTGTGCGTGACGTTTGCGGGCAGCGCGGCCAGCGCCCACTCGTATGCCGCCGTGGCGTCATCGGCTGCCAGGAGCGGGTTGGTGAACGCGAGGGGCAACTCAAGATCTCCCGGTGTTGAGCTGCGGAGCCTCAGCGTCCAGCCCGAGGTGTCGAAGTGCTGGAGGATCCAGGACGCCTGGGGTTCCGTTCGACGGCGGCGGCGTAGCCTGCGCCACCAGCGGCGACGCGACGGGCCGCCGTACCGGAGTCCCGCCGTGAGCAGGCCCGGCTCATCTCGCTCTGTCATGACACCATCTCAGCACGTAATCCGTGACGTGGTGGTTACTTGGTTCACCTGGTACGGGGTGCCGGCTTTGGTGCTGCCGGTGATCCGCACCTTCAGCCGCCACCGTCCCGGGTCGCAGGCGTTGTAGACGATCACAGACCGGTATCCGCCCGGACCCGGGATGGTCGTGTCCGGGTGTTCAATCCAGATCGTGACCCATGCGCCACCCGAGTACTTCTGGAGTTGCATCACCAGCCGGTGCGAGGTCGGCGGCGGGTCGCATGCCACGATCACCGCCGAGGTGATCCACAGGGTGGATCCGTCGGGCGCCGGGAACGTTGACGGCGGGCGTACCTCCTGGAACGTGCAGTCACCCGACGTTCCAGCGTTGCCGCCGCCACCGCTTCCGCCGCTGGTGGTCGTGTCGCACTTCTGGGCGCCGGTCAGCAGCAGGATGGCCGCCGCGACCACGCCCGCCATGCGGGCCGCAGCCGTTGTGTTGCTCATGTGGGGGGTCCTTCCGATCAGGGGGTCAGCCGGCGACTACGAAGCCGCGCACCTCGCGGTCATGGCGGACCTGTGCGCCGCGGCTGCCGGTATTCCGCCCAACTCTGGGTGTGCTCCGCGAGGGTCACCGCCCAAGATGGGGGGTCGTCGGCGGTCAGGCTCCGCCACCTTGCGGCGTTTGCGTCGGCGAAGAGATCCAGCACCGCCGGGACCACAGCACGCCAAGCGGGGAACTGACCGACCCACTCCTCCGCCTGCTGGGGGCTGTGCCCGTTGATGGTCAACCACTGGATCAGGGTCGCGAGTTCCACCCAGGCCGCACCGCGGCGGGCGAAACCCCAATCGATGACGTAGACCCGGTCGTCTGAGGTGAATAGCAGGTTGGCGGGATTGAGATCCATATGCAGCATCGACGTCCCGGCCATCGGTGACACGTCGTCGGTGAAGTCGGCCCAGTGGGTTTCCACCCGCCTCGTCACCACGTCGGGGCACGGCATGGACTGGAACGCGTCCACGATCTTTGCCAGGACAGGGAGGTCTGCTGATCCTGGGGTGTAGTCAGCGTGACGGGCCTCGACGTACTCGAAGCCGAGCATGAGCCACCCCCCGGCCTCTACTTCCCACAGAAGCCGGGGGGCGTACTGCGTGACGTGCGGGTTGATCAGTGCCTCGCGGCGCAGCGACCACAGGTCAGGTCCCTCGGTGCATGTGCGTGCCCCTTTGACGAACACGCGTCCCGAGGGTGTGTGCAGGGCGGCGGCGATATCGGAGTGCTCCCCGGTCTTCGCCGGTACAGCCCTGCTCACCACACCAGTGTGTTCCTGAACGGCCTCCCGCACATCGGCGGGCAGGTCGCTCCAGTCGCAACGCGCCATCAGGGCCTTTCTCAGCCTTCCGCGACTACCGTGGCTCGCATCCGGAACCGCAGCTCGTCGCACCGGACCACAGGTCCGCATCCACCGGGTACCCGGTGGCGTGCATTGCGATCACGGTGCGCTCCAGCGCCGCACCGGACCGGATGTCGGTGTCCATGATGGGCCGGTGGTGGATGAAGCGCCCGGCGACCCGCTGGCAGAATTCGGCGTAGTCCTCGGTGTGCAGGACGAACGCATGCCAGCCGGGGTCCACCGGAGTGGACGGGGACAGCTTGAGCCCCGACCCGTTGCCGGCGCACGCGATGAGGAACACGAGGGTCTGGTCGATCACCCTCTCGGCGTAGCCCTCCGTGACCTGCTCGTCCCGCATGACCCGGTCGACGAGCTTGCCGAACAGCTCGGGGGAGACCAGGTCCCTCGGGTTCGCGACGGCCGGGGCCGTCCTTTCGGTCAGGGTAGTCATCTCGGCTTCCTCCTAGAAGCCTTCCGGCGCGGCTGGTCCGCGCTTGGTGATGCACCTTCGGGCCCGGCCCGAAGGGTGGCGCGGCGGCACGGGAGGTGTTCCAACCCCACGGGGATGTACGGGATGGCTCCCGCGCCGTCGCGCGTTCATGGGGCGGTCAGGCCAGGTCGTAGCGGCCGGACCGGGCCGCGCCGGCGAACCGGGACCAGGCGTCGGCGCCGAACACGAGCGCGGGCCCGGTCGGGTCCTTCTGGTCGCGGACGCCCACAGCGCCGGTGAGCGGGGCGACGCCCACACACGCCTCGTTGGACGCGCTGCGGATGCTCTTGCGCCAGGCGGCGCCGGACAGGTCAGGGCTGTTCATCTGCTGTCTCCTCTGGCTCGACCGGCGGGGTTGCCGGTCTCCGAGCGGCTTCGTCGACCTGGTCCCAGTAGCCGCCACGCGGGTAGGTGCGGGGTGCGGGCTTCTCGGCCTGCATGTCGCCGTCCGGCTCTTCCTCGGGGACGACGTCCTCAGGTTCGGGCGGTTGCATCACTCCACCTCCTGGTTGTCCGGGAGGGCACGGCGGGTCGACGGTTCCGCCGCGCCCTCGTCTGCGCGGGCAGGTCTCCCCAACGGGGGCGACGGAGAGACCTGCCCTGTCCGCCGCCCGGGTGCTCGCGGGTGACGTTGTGTGGTTGGTGGCAGCGGCGGAACAGGCCACCATGGGGCCGCCACCACCAACCCGGCCGCGAGCCGACGGGCATCGGAACCCGGCTCGCGACCTCCCCCCACCCGGAGGACGGCGGCGGCGCGGAGACGTGGACCTACACGCGCGTGCCTGCCTGCCCTGCGGGAACTCATGACGGATCCACCTCGAACCATGCGGTCGTACCGCGCCGGTTCTGGTCGATGCCGCATCTATCGGTGAACGCGTCGACGAGGAACTGGCCGCGCCCGGTCTCCGCCAACTCGTCGCCGTCCGGCTTGCCGATCGGAGCCGTACCACCGTCGTGCACTTCAAGGCGGAGGGTGTTCCCGCAGACGATGAACGACACCGTCACGGTGGGTCCGTCGCCGTGCTCGGCAGCGTTGACGAACAGCTCCTCGGCGGCTAGCTCCAGTTCGCTGGTGCGGTCACTGTTGCCGAACAGCTTCTCGGCGAAGCCCTTGAACGCGTACCGGGATTGCTGAACCCGGTGGGCGACATCACCGCGTTTGCCGGTGCGGGAGAAGGTCCACCTGTGGTGGGCGTCCGCCCATGCGACGGGTTCGGCGAGATGTTCCGCCGCTTGGTGCTGAACCGGGCTCATGCTGGCCACCTGAGGCGTACGGTACGTATCGGAGTCACGCTGTATCCGCATCCTGCGCTGTAGCTTCTACAGTCGGCAAGTAGAATCAACAAAGAATCTTGGCACGATGTGGCCACGCGCCACCGTGCGCCACCCCGAGTCAGCGAAGATGACCCCATGCCACCCGCGTACATTCCGAGCGTGAGAGCCCGCCGCCTCGCCCGCAGCCTGCGGGAGTACCGAGAAGCGGCCGGTCTGACCATGGCCGCCACCGCTGCGAGCTTCGGCTGGAGTACCGCCAAGGTCGGCCACATCGAGTCCTGCCGCAACAAGGCCAGCGTCGAAGACGTCGCCCTGATGCTCGGCCTGTACGGCGTCAACAGCCCGGCAAGCGCCGAACTCCTCGCCCTCGCCAGTGAGGCGGAACGCCGCAACTGGTGGACCGACTACGTCGACCTCATCGACGGCCCGTACATCCCGCTCGAAGACGCAGCTTCCGAGATCGACGGCTGGGCACCTCAGGTAATCCCCGGCCTGCTCCAAACCCAGGACTACGCCCGCGAGATCTTCACCGCCGCAGCACCCGACCATGTCGACGAGGTCGAACGGTGGCTCAAGGTGCGGATGCTGCGCCAGACGCTCCTGACCCGAGCACAGGATCCGCCGCGCGTGAGGGTCGTCCTGGACGAGGCGGTCCTGGAGCGGCCGATCGGCGGCGCTGATGTCATGCGCGACCAGTTGTACCGGCTCGCGGCTGACGCCAGACGCCCCAACGTCACGATCCAGATCCTGCCGAAGGCGATCGGCACCCACGCCGGTCTCGAAGGAGGGCTGATCGTGCTGCGGTTCGCCGAGCCGGCCGACCCAGACGTTGGGTACCACGAGGGCTTCCACGGGGCCACGTACCTCGAACGGCCTCAGCAGGTGGCCCGTTGTAATGTGGCGATGGAGCGACTCCGGCAGGATGCGCTCACCCCACAGGAGTCGGCGGCACTGATCGACGCCGCCGCCAAAAGGTAAAGGTCCAGGCCAATGACCACACCGCATGATCTTTCGCGCGCCCAATGGCACAAGTCCACCAGCAGCGTCAATGCGGACACCTGCGTTGAAGTTGCCCGCAACCTCCCGGGCATCGTCGCGGTTCGCGACAGCACCGACCCGCAAGGCCCGGCGCTGGTGTTCAGCCCGTCGCACTGGCGGTCGTTCACCGGCCGGTTGAAGTCCGACCTCGCCTGACCACGAAACCGAAGGCCCCCACCGTCAGCGGACGGTCTGGGGGCCTTCGTCGCGCCAGTCCAGGCCAGTGAAGAGACGCGGAGCCCTCAGGATAAGCGTTCCCCCCGGTATCCGTCTCCGGCCGCAGAGGTGCTTCTGGCCTCCCCGACGTAATGAACCCACATCCATGGCCGAATATGGCCAGCTCAATAGGACATCGCTGTATCGCCGCATTGGCGCATCGACCACAATGAAACCGTGCAGTGATGCGTCCATAGAGTTCCCGCATGCCAGAGCCCGTTGACCCCACGCTCTATGCGCCCAAGTACATCCAGGTAGCGGACGACATCCGCAGGCGGATCGTGTCGGGGGAGTATCAACCGGGGGACCGCCTGCGTTCGGCGCCCGACCTCGCCGACACCTACCGGGTGAGCGTTGCCACGGTACGCAAGGCGCTCACCGTTCTCGCCGTAGAACACCTCATCGCTGCTGAGCAGGGCGTACGCGCCGTAGTGCGGGAGATGGGGGAGCGGGTCGTGGAAGAGCTCAAGCGGGGAGAAGAGGCCATCATCCGCCCCGCAACAGCCGATGAACGGCGGCGTCTCGGGTTGGCCGCAGGCGCACCTGTCGTGGTCATCACGGGGCTGGATGGTACTGAACGGATCCGGGACGCCTATGAGATCAAGCTGACGGCTGGCGACGTCACGGATTGAATACACGTGCGGCACAACACGCCCATTTCCATGGCGTTCTGTTTGCCGCGCGGTTACATTGGTTTCCACCGCCCGGGTGGCGGAACGGGCCAATCAGTTGATGGCCACCCGGGGCGGCGGGACTGTCGTCGATCGTCTCGTCGGTCTCCCCACCGGCGAGACGACCAGCATGCCCTCATGGGCTAAAATTTGCAAGGTACAGATTTTGCCGGGTTCTATACGCCCGGGACCCGGCCACGGTCGGACCGGCCAGCAGGAGCCCCACTATGGCAGCCAGCCAAAGCCCAACCGTCCGGCTCCGCCGGCTCGCCGCCGAACTCCGCCGACTCCGCGAGCAGGACGGCCGCACCGCCGACCAAGCGGCGAAAGCCCTCGGCTGGTCCAAACCGAAGCTGCTGCGCCTGGAAAACCGTCTGGCGACCAAACCCCAGGCGGCCATGGTCTGCGAACTCCTCGACCTGTACGGCGTCAGCGGAGACAGGCGGGACGCGATCCTCACCCTCGTCCGCGAGGCGCGCCAACGCGGCTGGTGGCAGCCCTACACCGGAGCCCTGACCAGCGGGCACGCCACCTACATCGGCCTCGAAGACGAAGCCGATGTCGTCCGCACCTACGAGGGGACCGTCGTCCCCGGCCTCCTCCAAACCGAGGATTACGCGCGGGCCACCATCCAAGGCGTCGCCCCGGGCCTGGCCGCGGACGTGGTGGAAAGTCGCGTTGAGATACGCCTGCACCGCCAGCGCCTGTACCGCCAGCGCCTCCTCCTCGCAGCCGACGACGAGCAGCCAAACGCCGGCCAGCCTCTGAAACGCCTGTGGGCGATCTTCGATGAGGCCGTACTTCACCGCGTCGTGGGAGGCCCGCAGGTCATGCGCGGGCAGTTGCAGCACCTCCTCGCCGCGGCCGCCCACCCCAGCGTGGTCCTCCAGGTGATCCCGTTCTCCGCTGGCGCGCATCCCGGTATCCCCGGCTCGTTCGTCCACCTGACGTTCGCACAGCCCCTCGATCCGGAGGTCGTGTACGTGGACTCACCGGCCGGGCAGGCGCTCATCGAGGAGGACGCGGAGGTGGCGGTGTTCCGAGGTACCTTTGAGCAGCTCAAGGGTGCGGCGCTGCCGCAGGACAAGACGGTCGATATGATCGAAAAGCAGCTCAAGGCGATGCTGGACACTGACCACTAGGTGGATACCATCCCGAACAGCATCGTGTGGCTAACGTCCTCCCACAGCACCGCCGAAGGGCAGTGTGTCCAGGCCGGTTCGAACGGCCGCCGCATCGCCGTACGGGACTCCAAGCACCCGGACGCCCCGTGGCTGAGCGTGTCCCGGCCCGGTTTCGCCGCACTGGTGACCGGCATTAAGGCCGGACACCACGGGTAGGTCACAGGTGGGCGACCGCGCCGAAGTTCACCAGCCGGGTAGTGGCGGCAGGCTCGTCCGGCCGCCACGCGGCGACGGGGACGAGACCAGGCTCAACTAGCTCACGGTCCCCGAGCAGGGCGGCGATCTCGTCGCGGGTGCGGATGTGGATCAGGCCCGCGATGGCCGCGTCGAACACCTCCTGCGCCTCGACGCGCCCATCGGCGTCGAGCAGCTCATGGCTGAGATGCGACAGCGCCAAGTAGCCGCCCGGGGCCGAGTGTTCGCCGAGCCAGTCCACGACCCCGGCCGGGTCGTCGGCGGGGTGCAGGAAATGCAGCAGGGTGAACGCCAGGAACCCGATCGGCCGATCGGGGTCAAGGATCGCGAACTGCGGCGACGCCCAGATCGCCTCAACGTCGCGCACATCCGCTTCCAGGTACGCGGTTCGGTGGTCGCCGGACACGAGCGCGTGCACGTTGGCCAAGACGTTCGGGTCGTTGTCGATGTAGACGACCCGGGCCGCCGGCTCGGTTTCCCAGGCGATCTCGTGGACGTTCGGGCGCTCGGGCAGACCACACCCCAAGTCCAGGAACTGCGTGACACCTTGCGCGGTGAGGTAGCGGACCACCCGGCCGAGGAAAGCCCGGTTGCGGGCGGCGAGCAACGCGATTCCGGGCTCGAACTCCTTGATCCCGGCGATGACGGACCGGTCCGGGAGGTAGTGTCCGCTCCCGCCTCGCAGGGCGTTGTAGACGCGGGACGGTGAGGCGTTCGCGAGGTCGATTTTGGGCGGGGGATGGTCGGGTGACATCCGCCGATCATTACACCGCATGCCGGACCGCGCCAGACCCAGGGAAGAGCAGCACCCTGCCGCCCGGAGACGACGAGACTGCCTATACAGCCGTAGACACCGCGAGACAGCTACGGCCACCCCCGGGGGAGTGGCCGTAGGACGTGCTCCCGTAGGAGCGGGACCCGTGGACGGGGCCGATAGCAACACCCGGTCGGCTTGAGCCGCTGCCACGGATGCTGACGTTGCCGCCAGCAGACGACCGGGACGAGACCCAGGATAGCGGTCGGAACGATCCGCAACACCTCGGAAGGGCTCAGCAGCCCGACGCTGTGACCTGCGGGAAGTCGCCTTCGCCCACGTACGGGCAAGCGGGGTCAGTCCGGGATCCACGCCGATGATGTCGTCTGTACGGTCTGGACCGTCCGCAGCAGCACAACCCGCTCGGCCCCGCCGGTCAGGCAGTCGTCGCACACGTTGAGTTCGAGCATGCTGCCGTCCATCGGGTCGAACGCGCCTGACCCGTAGTGCCCGCCGGTGCGGAACGTGGTCGCCTCGCTCGGCTCGTTGTCGTCATCGCCGAGCGGATCTACGGATTCGAGAGCCTTGCCGCAGCAGAAGCAGGGGAGAGTCATCGGACCGGGAAGCCCTTGCCGTACCCGCGTTCCTTCTGCAACGCAGCCAGCAACTCATACTCCTCGGTCGTGGGGACCCTGCCGAGCATCCCTTCTCCGATGATCCGCTGCCGGAGGCTGTGAGCACCGTTCACGCTCGGTTCGCCCTTGCCGTCGACCACGTCCAGGACGACCCGCCCGGTGGGACGGTCAGGCTCCTCGGCGAGCTGCACGAGCCAGGTGTTGATCCCGCTCTGGTCGATGTAACCGCCCCACGTGCGCTGCCTGATCGCCGCCTTCCGCTCACGACGGTCGCTCAGCCGGCCGCGCGTCCACACGTAGGTGGCGGTGACGACCGACAGGCCGGTCACCATCTGGCCGATGTCGGCACCGATCGTCCACAGGTCTGGGCTCACGTCTCGCTCCGTTCAGGGTGGGGGAGTGGCTCAACGGCAGACAGGATCTCGTCCATCCACCCTCGCCGCCATGCCGGATCCCAGTCCTCATGGTCGTCCCAGACGGAAGCTTCCAGGCGGATCGCGTTGGCGTACGACTCGACTGCGATCTCGTAGCCCTTGCCGTCCATGCCGTGACCCTGGAACATCGCGACCATCTCAAGGGACTGCTCGTACAGGCGGATGAGCGCACGCCCTGCGGCGACCTTCTTGAGTACCCGGGCTGGGTCGTGGCGGACGATGTGACCAGCGGCGGCACTGTCCATCTCCACGATGCAGTTGGCGTAGGCGTTGCGCATTTCCCATCGGTCGGAGGGCCACTTCTCCACCGTGGCGAGATTGCAACTCTCGCCGGGCTCGGCCACGAACTCGTCCAGCACCGGGTCGGGGGTGACGGGCTCCCAGTTCTCCCCGACCACCCACGTCCAGCGAACACCCTGCGGCGGTACGGGCGGATTACCGTCCGCATAGCGGTACGGCTTGGATGCGGCCAGCGCCCATTGCTCACCCTCGTCCAACCGTGCCCGGTAGAACGCGATCACGTCGTCGATGTCGGTCACGGGTCCATCCTGCCCTGGGGGAGGGCTTGCCCGGCTGAGTCGCCTGCTTGCCGCTTGCCCGGTCCAGCCAGTCCACCCACCCACACGCCGCCTCGTGAAGCACCTCCAAAGCCTCCGCGACGCCTGGTGGAACGCTAGCCCGGGTGAGGCCTGCCACGGCTCGGTGCCAGTCGCCGACGTCCTCCAGCAAGCCGCTGGCGATCTCCCGCTCGGGCGCTTCGTTGTAGCCAACGTCGCAGCCGTGGTCGTGGCAGGTGAACTGGACCGCTCGGTGGACGCGCGGGTGAGGCTCGAAGTCCTCGCTCACGGTTCGCCCCCGGGTGGCTCGTCCCCTGCTTCGATCTCGGCACTGTCCGGGCCTGGCCGGTAGATGATGGTCCGTACCGGCTTCCCGCCTCGCACGAGCAGCGTCAGAGGCCGCACCGCCTCCTCCTCTGGCCGGTCACCGCCCGGGGCGTGCAGGTCGCACGGGTGCCAGCCGCCCGTGTAGCTCCACGGCCAGCCCTCCGCGACACCCTGATCGGACGACCGGATCCACAAGATGCCCGCGGCGTCCAAGACGAGATCCCCGGCGTACCACTTCTCCTCCGGGTAGGTGGCGGGGCGTATGGCGGGGAGGGCTGTCCCTGTCAGTTCCATCTCGCCGCTCACAGCTCGCTCCTTGGCTCGTCCCGAAGGGGCTCTGGAGATGGCAGGCTCAGCAGGTCTGAGGCGTCCCTCAGCGCGCGGTCGGGGCGCCGGTCGTACCGTGCGGTGGTCGTCGGCGAGGCGTGCCCTAGGAGCTTCTGAACGGTCGACAGGTCTACGCCCGCGTCCAGCAGATCGCCCGTGTAGGTGCGGCGGAAGTCGTGAGTGGCCAGCAGCGGCAATCCTGCTTTTCGGCGGGTTCGGTCCACGATGTAGCCGACCGCTCGGGGCGTCATAGCGCCGTTGCTGATAACGCCGGTCTTGTGGATCGGCCGGAACATCGGCCCGCGCCGAATGTCGAGCAGGTGCAGCCACCGATCGAGTACTGCGACGGCGGATGGCGTGACGTAGACGACCCGTTCTTTGTTCCGCTTGCCGATGATCTTCAGTGAGCGTTCGCCGGGGTTGTAGCACTCCAGCAGCGCCCCGGCGATCTCGGACCGGCGCAGGCCGGTGGAGAACAGCACCGCCATGATGGCTGCATCGCGGATGCCGGCTGCGCCCTCGGTCTCGGCGCAGACGCGGAGCATCGCGGCCAGCTCGTCACGATGGATGTCCCGCCCGGCCAGGAGCCGTTCGCCTGTCACGCTCTCGATGTCGCGCGCCCGCTCGTACTCGTCGGCCGACATCAGGCGCATCCGCCAGCACACGCGTAGCACTCGGCGGAGAGCGATGAGGTGCTTGTTGACGTGGGTGGGGGAGTGGCCCGCGGCGATCAGGTCGGCTCGGATCTGGGTGGTGTGCTCGTAGCGGAGCAGCCACCACGGCTGCCATGCTCCGGTGGCGTCGGGGTCTCCGGTCTGCATGCGGGCGATCCGGTCGAGGGCGCCGCGCATGGTCCGCTTGGACTCGGGGGAGGCCAGGGAGGCGATGTACACCTCGTACGGGTCGAAGGCGGGGCGCTCGTGGACCGCGAGGGCCGGTAGGGGAGTGGCGGCCGGTTCGACCTCGGTCATGCGTCAGCGAGTTTGTCCACGGAACCGGTGACGCGCAGGTGCTCGATGACGCGCTCGGCGAGGCCTTGGCCGTTGTCGCGGTCGTACCACCGCGGGTCGAACTCGTCGGCTCCGAGGTGGAACTTCAAAATCCGGTCCTGGTAGTAGTCGAAGCCGTGGCCGCCCTCGGCGATGAAGGCTTTGTGGGCCTCGTCAACGGTCATCGGGCGGGTGCGGGGGTGCACTACGGCGTGGTTCGGTGGCAGGGCGGCGTTGTTCCACAAGGCGGCCAGGACGGCGCCCTTGTCGAGACCCGAGATGTCGATCGTCATGGCTGCTTCTCTCCGTCGATGTGGCCCATGGCTTCAATCAGCTTTGCTCGTGGGTGTGCAGGATTCCCGTCAGAGAGCATCCCTCGATGCCGCACTGGAAGACCCACATGTCGTCAGGGTGCATCTCGGCTTCGCTGTCGGAACGGACCTCGGTGTCGTTGCTCATGCCTTCATTCTCTCATCTCAGACGCATAATTTCCGGGATTTTCCAATCCCTACAAGATCGTTAACTCCACAGAATGAGGCTTATGAGGAGCTAGGGCGAGCATCCCGGTACCGGGCACGCCCACCGGTTGTCATCGACGATCCGGCACAGCGTGCACACCTCCTCTGCGCTGGCGTCCGGGACGAGCGGCTCGTCGCTGATGTCCGCTCCGCACATCGCAACGTTCTGGTCGCAGCACCAGAAGTGCACGAGGTCGCCGTCGTCGGCGTCCGGCCGGGTCTGGTCCGGCTCGGTCAGCGTGGTGGTCACTGTCCGCTCACCTCGTCGCCAAGGATCCCCAAAATGGTCTCAGCCAAGCCGACCCCGTCTCCGGTGTCCCGGTTGGCGCTGTCTCGGATGACGTACTCGCACTCGGCGATGATCCGGCGGGTGCGCTCGACATCCGCCAGGACGCGGGCGGGGTCGTGGCGGGCGATGTGGGCGGCGGTCTTCTCGTCGGGGTCGTACTCGTTGGGGGCGTACGGCAGGATGTGGACTTCGCCGAAGTCACCGTCGTTGGGTGGCTCGCCACCGGTGATGTAGCCGCCGCTGGCCGTCCACGGGCCAGCGACAGCCTCGCTGGCCACTCGCTCATCCTCGTCCAGCCGGGCCTTCGGGTCACTCACTGCGTGGTCCCTTCGCTCGCCTGGTGGCTGGCCCAAACGCCGGTACGGAACGTGGCCGCCCTCCCGGTGTGCAGCATGGCCCGCACGGTGTACGCGCCCGACCCGTCCGACCCAACGAGCGACGGGCGTTGGCTCAGGATGGAACGCTCGCCAGTCTCCGGCGGCCCCGGACTCCACCGCATCGAGTCCCTGCTGCCGTTCCAGTCTGTGATCACGTCGTCGATGTCGGCGAGAGCGCGTTTGGTCCGGTCATTCACTGGGTCCTCCCCCGCTCCACCATGTAGCCCAGTATCGCGACCAGAGCCGCCACAGTGAGCCCTTGAAGCCATCCGGCCACAGCCCACAGGCCGTACCCGAACACGGCGACCAGGACAGCCCACAGGGCTTGCCGGGTGGTCAAGCGAAGCACCCTTCCCGGCAGCGGGTCTGCCACCCTTCCGGCACGCCTTCCGGCTCGTCCACCGTGTGTGTGGTGACGGTCCGGCCGCACACCGTCGGGTAGCTGGGGCCGCCCCCGCCATCGGTGTCCGGCCGCCGGTGCCACACATCGGTGCTGGTGTCGAGCACCTGCGGGTAGCGGTCCACATCGCGGGCCGCCACGTCAGGCCACCGGCTGCGGCATTGCGCGGCACTCGCCCGCATGCCGGTTGGCGCGGTCGCGGACGTACCCGGCGACCTCCTCGGCGGACGGCCCGATCGTCTCGCAGCCGAGGCACACCCAACCGAAACGCTCCCCGTACTTCGGCCTCTCGCGCTCGACGACGACAACGGTCGCGCCGCCCCGAGTGAGGAACCGCATGACGACCGTGTCGGCGGGCGGGCTCAGGTCGGGCTCGGGCGGCAGAGTGGACTCCTGCCGGGGACGCCGGAACATGACCACGTCAGACCCCGCCCGGCATAAGCGCGATACGACACGCCTCAGCGTGCGCCTGAGCCCAAAGCGTGAGAGTGGCGACCAAGCCGTCCCATGCGCCCGGCGGTGGCCCGCTGCGGAGGCGGGCGGTCTTGAGGCCACCACAGCCGCCGCACGTCCCTGTCACGGCCGGACCGTCGGCTGTGACCTCTACAGCCGCCCGGCCGACCGTGACGTACCGAGCGAGGGCGGGGATGTCGGGCATAGTCAATTCCTTTCGGCGACGACGTCAGCGGTGAGCAGGTCTGTGTAGTGGTCGGCGACACCAGGCGCGTGGATCGACCACGGCATGATGCCGTAGAGGTCCTCGATGTCGTCGGCATAGTGGATCCAGTCGATGAACAGCCGATCGGGTGCTCCGGTGGCCGTCACCCAGTGGGTCGGGTCGGGGTGGCCTGCGGCGTCCATCGCCTCTTGAAGCGTCGGGAACACGCCTCGCAGTTCACCCCAGTTATGTGCCGGCTTGTCCATGTGCATCAGACGGAATCCGGCGGGCTCGGTCGCCATGGTCAGGCCGCCTGACGGATCGCGGCGGCCTTCTGGGCGGCCAGCCGCTCGGCGAGAAGAGACGCACCCTCAGCGGTGATCTGCCACGGACCCACCTCGCTCATGCGGGTCACGAGCCCGCCGTCCACGAGTTCCTGCAACGCGAACCGGATCACCCGGAAGTGGATCCCGGCCGGGAGGCGCCGTACGACGTCGCTGAACGTCTGCTGGTCGGCGGCGGTGAAGGTCCACAGGGCCATCCGGTCCATGGCGTCCCAGCCTTTCCGGTCATCGGCGGGTGCGGGCTCGGGGGTGCTCGTGGAGTAGGCGATCTCGTTCATGACGGCCGTCCTTTTCGTAGTGGTGGGTCAGGCTGCGACGCCGCGCCGTTCCAGCTCTGCTCTGCCGGCGTCGGTGATCCTGTACATGCCGCGCCCGGTCCGCTCGATCAGCCGGACGTCGGGTGCGGAGAGGTCGGTGAGGGCCTTGGTCAGGGTCCGCAACGCGGGTACGGGCGCGACGGTCTCCTGAATGGTGTTGAACATCTCGCCGCGGGCGATGTCCTGGCCGGCGTGCGCGGCGAGGTAGGCCAGGACGGTGTCTTCGCCGATCCGCTGCTGGTCGGGGTCGTCGGGGACGGCGGTGGGCTGTGGCGTCTCCTGGGACGCTCCGTCGCCGCCCTGGGCTGGCGGCCCGGTGTACGGCTCCAAGACGGCCGGGTCGCCGGTGGTCGCCCAGTGGAAGACGTCCTCGACGTACCCGACGCGCATCGTCGCCGCACGGTCGGCGCCCGGCGCGGACACGAATCCGAGCCCGGAGGTGGTGGATCCGTCGGGCCACTGCTTCGGCAGGCTGCACGGGTCCACCGGGAGCGTCCCGTTCAGGGCGACCTGCCCGGTGAGCCTGTTCGCCGTTCTGAGCACGATGACGTTCCCGGCCGCGACCGCGTCCCGGATCACCATGGAGTTGCCGAGGGACGGCAACAGCGGGACCTGGGTGATGAGCCGGAACTTGATCCCGCACTTGCGGGACATGCCGATCATCTCCTCGACCAGCACCTTGCACGCCACGTCGGCGAGGACGGTCTGCGCTTCGTCGATGGTGATGGACAGCATCGGCAGGCCGTGGCGCGGGTCGCACGGTGTGAACTGGCCGATGCCGACCCGGCCGCGACCCTTGTCGTCGACCCACTTCACGGACGCCAGGAAGGCGTTGCGGGCGTACATGCGGTCCCGTGCCTGCATCAGCAGAAAGACCGCCTCCTGGATGCTGCGGGCGTACCTATCGACGTTGTCCTGCCAGTCCGGCAGGGACTGGCCGCCCTGCGGGTCGATCACGTGCGACACGATCACACCGGACTGGCGTTCCTCCGCGAGGAGCTGGTCAACGGTGCGGGACTTGCCCGAGTCGGTGCACCCGGAAATCAGGTCATGGATCGGGCCGGAGCCGGGCCGGTAATGCCTGTAGTGGACCGGTTCCCCGTCCGCGTACCAGCCGAGCACCGACACCCCGGACTCAACGTCGATGGTGGGGCCGGTCCAGTCCACACGCCTCGCGAGCGGGTTGTCGGGCAGCACCAGGATCTTCGCCAGGTGCAACTCGCCTTCGGGCGGCGGCTCGATGACGATGCTCCCCGCCTTGAGCTTCAACGCGGCGCCGATGTCGGCGGTGGCCATCACGGCGCGGGCGGTGTTGCCGCGCAGCATCTCGATGGTTCCGGCCCACCCGCCGCGGATGTCCTCACACTCGACCAGGCGGGAATCGGTCAGCGGGCCGCCCGGACGTGCGACGGTGGCAGCCCACTGGCCGATGCGCGGGTCCTCCTCCGCGTCCTCGGGCAGCACCTCCGGGTCGTGTTTGCCGGAGCCGCGCAGCCGGTGATGCCACCACCACGGCAACGCCAGCAGTCCCCCACCACCGGCGAGCAGTGCGGGCATCGGCCGGCCGATCCCGTACCGGGTTGCGGCGGTCGCCCATAGGGTGATGGCGATCAGCACGGCCGCGGCGTAGACGCGCTCGATCTTCCGGTTCAGCCGCCACACCGACGCCGCCGCGCCCAGAGCGGTGCATGCGGCACCAGCGGCGAGTGCCATCCACCAGGACAGGCCCGTCCAGCGGAGCACGCACCCGGCCACCCACACACCCACCATGGCGGCGAGCGGGGAGATCTGCTTACGGAGCCGCCACCCGTGACGACCCGCCGCCTTCGCCGTCCTCGATGACCTCGCCGACCTCGCGATGGGCGGGGCAAGGGTGCGCGGCAGTTCGGCCCGTACCTGCTCGGCCTGCTGCATGCTCATCTCCCCTCCATGGGCAGGTGCCCGGACCGTTTCCGGGCACCTGCCGTTGCGATCAGACCCGCTGGTAGAAGGTGGTGTCGGTCGCCACCGGTGCGGACGCCGCGCCGACGGCTTCCTCGATGGTGGTGTGGCCCTGGGCGTCGAGGTTGGCGAGTTCGGCCTCGGCGGTGGCCCGCTCCGCCTCGGCTCGCGCCTGCGCCTGCCCGGCCTCGCGTCTCTCTTCGAGCGCGTACTCCATGAGGGCGGCCATACCGCCGGTGGTCTGCGGGCCGAGCCCGGCGCCCGACAGGCTGTCGTGGGTGGCGCCCCGCGCGGTGATCGCCGCGTCGGCATCGGCGATACGACGGGCGGCGTCTTCCATCCTCTGTGTGGCGTCACGGATGACGACACGCAGGTGCAGGCGGTAGACGCCGATGTTGACTTCGCCGGTCGCGGTTTCAGCCATGGTTCCTCCGGTTGTGGTGTCGGGTGTGGTCCTGGTCGGGTTGACCGGGACGTTGGGCGCGGTCGGCACGGGAATCGGTGCGGGTGCGGGTGCGGGGCCGGGCGAGCCGGGACGCTGTGGGATGGCCGGTTCAGGCCGTGCGGCGCCGCCCCACCCGCCCCGCCACGCGTCGCGGATGGTCGGCCGGTCGGCTTCGCCTCCTCGCCACCGGTCGGCCGCCGCATGGGCGCCGTCCCACCCGTCACGGACGTCGGCGGCCATCGGCCCCCACCCGTGGCGGAGCTGGTACAGGCCCCAACCGGCGGCGAACCGCTGCCCGGCGTGCCGCTGGGAAGCACCCCGCACCCGCTGCCGGTAGTCGCCGTCCGGGGACCGGTAGTCGTTCTTGCGGCCGTCCCACCAGTGCCGCATCGTCCACGCCAGGACGAAGCACAAGGTCAGCAGTTCCATGGTCAGACTCCGAACGTTGTGGCGATGAGGGCAGCCCCGGTGACCGCCAGCCACGACAGGGCGGTAGCCAGGGCGTAGCCGATGAACCCGCCGATCTCCGGGCCGAACGCGGGCAGCAACGTCGCCGCCAGAGCCGTCGTCCGGTTCGTCGGATGACCCGGCCACAGGTCGTACAGGACGATGAACAGCAGGACCACGGCAACGACGATCGGCACCGCCACACCGACGTACGGGATCGTCGTACGGCCCAGCCCGGCCAAGCTGTGCGCCCACGACCGCAGGAACGCGGCGGCGAAACCGAGCCCGGCGACTATGCACAGGTACGGGACGAGGAAGCTCAACCGGCCCAGCGGACGCCACTGGAGCAGCAGCACCAGCACCAGGGCGACCACGGCCGCTGAGATCGAGATGGCGGTGTAATGCTGCGGGACACCCACGCTGTACGGGGCGGCCAACGTGGTCACGAGTACCTCCAGGTGATGAACGCGAGCAGGATGAACAGGTAGCGGCGTAGGGGGCGCTCCCACAGCCAGCGGAACGCGGTGAAACCAGCGACACCCGGGGCGGCGACCATCAGCGCGTCAATGCGCTGCACCCACCGCAATGCCTGCGAGCTGCCGGCCATGGGTGCACGCCACCAGTAGGTGAAGAGGTCCACGGGCGAGCCGGGGTGCTCCCGGCCTACTCCGCGGTCGCCGCTGAACCATGCCCAGATGCGGGCGGAGGTGGCTTTGGCCTGGTCCGCCCACAGGTTGATGAGCGCTTCGACGTCGAACAGGTCGGCGGGTGGCGGCGGTTCGTCGTCGCCGTCTGTTACGATCTGCTCGTCTCGTGCGCGCGCGTCGCCCGCGCGCGCGCCTGCGTCGCGATGGGCCGCATCCTCGAAGGGCACCGGGTCGATGCCTTTGCCCGATTGCCCATTCATTTCGGCCGTACCGGTCACGATCCGTCACCCCCGTCTTGTGGCTTGAGCCGCTCGATGGCTGCCTTCAGATGCGCGGTCAATGCGACCGCTTCCGCGTCCGCCGCCTCCGGTGGCAGTTCGGAGACCCGGCGCCGCCACGCGTCGAACCACGGCGCGGTCTTCTGCAACGGCGTGCGGGCCTTCCGCGCCCTGCTCAGGGTGTGGCGCTCCCGTTTGGCGTGCTGCTCGGCGGCGGCGCTCACTTCGCACCTCTGCGACGTGCGGCAACCGCCCGGACCGCGACCAGCGCAGCCACGGCCAGGCCGATGACCACCCAGCCGACGATCGGCGGGGCATCGGCCAGGCGACCGGCGAACGCCAGCAACCATGCGGCGGCGAAGCCGAGCATTGCGGGGACCTTCCAGGACCGTCCGGTCCTCGCGCTGCCGGGTGCGGTGTTGGCCGCGCCCGACGTGGTGGTCTCGGTGGTGGTCATCCGGTCGCCTCCTCGGCGGTCGTTTCGTCGTCGATCGGCGTGAAGCGGACCTGCCGGACCAGCTCCAGGGCGGCCGTCTTGCCGATGTGGAGCTTGGCCCGCAGGTTGTCCGCGGAGATGTGCCGGCCGGTGTCTTCGAGGTGGGCCTCGTCGAGGGCACGGGCCCTGACGAGGAGCACGTCGGTCCGGGTCTTGGGTCCGGTCCGGGTCTGCTTCTTCGGTGCGGTCTTCTTGGCGGTCTGGGTCCGGGTCTTCGGTCCGGTCTCGGTCCGGTCCCCATTGCGGCCTGGTTCCGCCGTCTCGGACCGGTCCGGGACCGGCTCGCGGTCCGGGTCCGCAGACCGGTCCGGGAGTCCGGTCTCGGTCTGGATTTCCGGACCGGCCTGGACCGCCTCGGCGGACCGGTCCGACAGACCGGACTGAACGAGGTTCGGTTCGATGCCCAGTTCGGCCCGCGCGGTGAACAACTCGTCGCCGGTCGCGATCTCACGCAGCTCCAGTTCGTCCGCTCCCGACACCAGCGCCGCCTGAACCCGGAGCGCTTCCGCGCTCGCGTCGGCGATCACGTACGACAGGAGCGAGAACGCCGCCGCACCCACCGAGCAGGCCACCCCGACCGGCCCCGTCCCGAACGCGTTCGCGACCATCGAAGAGACCAGCGGGCCGACCATGAGCAGCCACAGAACGCACGCCTTCCAGCCGGTCAGACGTCCGCCGTGCTGGGCGAGATGCGACCGGTACAGGATCACAGTGGTGGTGAGACCGGTCAGGCCGACCTCGGCGATGTACCCGACCTGGCCGGGCGCACCGAGTCGCTCGGCGAGAGCGGCGACACCCATCGCGGACCCTGCCGACAGCGCCAGGGACGCGGTCAGAGCGACACCCATGAACCGGGTGCGGCCCTGATCGAGGGCGAGGACCGACCGGGCTGCCGACGACGCCTCACGGGCGGCCTGGAGTGCCTGGAGAGCGCGCTCGGCGTGCTGGGCGCGGGTGTCGGCGACGCGGTGCCGGCGCAGCAACCGTTCGTGGTCGGCGTCCAGGGCGCGCCGGTGCTGGGTGTCGCGGAGCTGGTCGGCGTGCCCGCGCACGGCGGGGTTGGTTCGCGGGTCGGCGAGCCGGTCCTGGCCGTCGATGCTGGCGAGGTCGGCTGCGGCGGTGGTTTGCCGTGCCACCGCGGCGACGACGCCGGTGTCGGGGGTCGTGCGCCAGATGAACTTCATGACGCCTCCGCCAGTCCGGTCTTCGTGGCTGCGGCCACCCGCCCACGGGTGAGCCTCCGCCGCTGCCGCTCGGAAAGGCCGCCGTAAATCCCGTAGCGGTCGTCGCGGGCGAGCGCGTCCTGAAGGCATTCCTCGCGGACGTCGCACGCCTTGCAGACCTTCTTCGCCTCGAACGTCGAGCCGCCCTTCTCCGGGAAGAAGAGGTCACCGCCAACCTCGGCGCAAAGGGCCCGTTCAGACCAGTGCTCGCTCATGCGACGTGCCTCCACTTCTCGCGCCTGAGGATCTTTCGGATGGTGGTGTCGGAGACGCCGTACTGGCGTGCCAGATCAGTTGTGCGGCCGAAGTAGGGCGACACGGCCCGGATCGCGCGGACGTCGTCGTCGGTCAGGCGAGCGTTGGCTCGCTCAATGCCGGGGTGACGCGTTCCCTGACGCCCCTTAGACCACATGTCGTCCGAGTTGTCCTTGGCGGTTCCCAGGAACAGGTGATCGGGCCGCACGCATGGCGGGTTGTCGCAGGTGTGGCAGACGTGCATGCCGACCGGGACGATCCCATGAGTGAGGGCGTAGCTCACGGAGTGGGCGCCTCTGAAGGAGCCCCTGCTCACTGTGAATTGTCCGTAGCCCTGGGGCGTGCAGTGCTTGGTCCAGACCCAGCACGCGCCCGACCGATCGGTCTTGGCCCAGAAGCGGCTTCTGAACCTGTCATCAGCGGACGAGAGGTCGAGTCCTTGGGCTGTAAAGAAGCGAGAGGGCGCGGCCGAAGGCTTCTTGATGATCGGGTAGGCAGCATCGAACGCATCCCGGTTCTCGGGCTTGCGGGAGTGTTTGTAACAGTTGTCGCAGAGTCCGCGCCTGATGGGGCGTTCGGTTGTGTTGCCGCAGTGCAGGCAGACTCCACCCTGCCGGGCGGTCATGCCGCCTCCTTGGGAAAGAGGGTCTCGTCCACCAGGGCGAGCCAGTTCTCCTGCTCGTCGCCGAGGAGGGCCGTCATCGACTCGGGGTGGTCGATCGGCGGGGTGTCCTCACGGCGGACCTTCCCGCACCTGCGGCACATCTCGATCGGGGCGGCGCGCGGCGGGCTTGGGACGGTGGGGTCGATGTCTGCGGCCTTCCACAGGTGGCCGTAGGTGTCGCAGTCCTCACGGGCGGCGCAGGGGCCGCACAGCATGCGGAACCGGCCGTCGATCTGCCGGGTGATGCGCCACTCGAAGTCGCTGGTGAGGGTCGCGCGGGCTTCGAAGGGGTTGCTGAAGGAGGGTGGCGCTTCGGTCTGGCCGTCGTCCCACCAGTCCGGGCCGCAGTTGTCGCAGACCGCGACGTGGAGGGTGATCTTCTCGAAGCTCACCGGGCACCGCCAGCGGCGACGGGTACGAAGTCGTGGGAGACGTCGGCGGCGAGGACGACGTGGCCGCATGTGCCGCACCAGCGGGTTGCGGCGCCGAGGAGCGGCTTGCCGCAGTGCATCAGCGTCTTGGCGGACTGTGATGGGACCGCGCTGTTGCCAGCGGGGATGCCGTGGGTAACGTAAGTCACGGTCGAGCGCCCTTCATCGGGGGGTGTCTCGATCAAGGGGCCCCGCCGTCGGCCTAGAGAACTTCCGGCGGGGCCCCGCTTTATGTCCAGGACGGGGGAGATCCTGGAGTCTGTCATCACGGATGGTAACTACCAACCACAAGCCACACTACCCCGGTCGTTTACGTGGCGCAATCGCTCGTGAGACGATCCCGCAGATATGGCGAGAGAGGACAAGCGGCGAGGTCGGCCCGACAAGCACAAGTCCAACCCGCGCTCGTGGCGGCCGGACGAGTCCACCTATGCCGACGCCCTCAGTGCCGCCGTCGAGGTCACGGGCAGTCTGAACGCCTATTTGCGGCTGTCGGTCGCCTACCTGCTCGGGCTCCGTAAGGACCCTCCGCCGCGCCCGGAATGGGCCGAACGGCGTGCAGCCAGCCTGCCAGATGAGGGCGAGTCACGACCCGATAACGGGACAAAAGACTGACCCCCGCGCTACCTGGCCTCGCCGGTGAGGATCTTCTGCCACAGCCGGTCGGCCTTCCCGGCGAGCATCGGACCCGCATAGAGGATCACGTCCCGCTGGTCGGGTGCCCGGTCGATCCTGGCGATATACCGTTCGCCGCCCGCATGACCCAACTCGTACACCCGCGCTTTGCAGGTGCAGGTGGTTTCGACGACCGTGGCCTTGGCGGTCGGTCCCCACTTCCGCCACTTGATCTTCTCGGACCCGGCCTGTGCCGTCCCGAGGTGCAAGCCGTGGGCGCGCTCGGTGTCCAGGTTGACGATGGGCGGGCTGGTCATGCCAGCGCCCACGTGCGGCGGATCCGGGCAGCGGCGCACATCAGGGCGAGCCGGGCGTGGTCCGGCGCGGTGACGGTGATCCGCGGGTCACCTTTGTGGACGGCCAGCCACCCGCCGTCAGGTGATCGGGTGACGGTGAACTCCGGGATGGGCGGTGGGCTGTCCACGTTCCGAAGGTATTGCCAACTCGTCATGCCGTCTAGACGTACCACCGGCTAGGCGTCCGGATGTAGCGACCTAGCGTCCATTCCGTGACCTTGGACCCGCACTCGTACGAGCCGCGATACGCGCGGATCGCGCGGCTGCTCCGAGAACGGATCACCTCCGGGCAGCTCGCACCAGGGCAGACCGTCCCGTCAGAACAGACCCTCATCCAAGAGCACGGCGTCTCGCGGGAGACCGTTCGCAGGGCCATCGGGATCCTCCGCAACGAGGGGCTGGTCGTGACCGAGCCGGGCCAGCGCAGTTACGTTCGGGACGTGATCCCCGAGCCGGCCGTTGTGACGATCGACGCCCACACGGACGTGTCCTCGCGGATGCCATCAGCGGAGGAGCGGGTGGCGCTCGGCATCCCGGCGGGTATCCCGGTGTTCGTGGTGTCGCGGGACGGTGCCGCTGATGAGGTGCTGGCGGCGGACCGGACTGTCATCCGCGGGGAGTGACCCGAGTCCCCGCCGTGGCCTGTTGTGGCCAGATGCTCGGATCTTGCTGTTTCATCTCAGAATCGCCGGAACCGGAACCCCGCTCTAGTTCAGGATGGTGCCCCGACCTACACTCCGAAGGTAAGGGGACACCGATGTCGCCCAAGCTCGGCAAGGAGCTGAAAGAGATCCGCGAGGAGGCGGAGCGGCAGGAATGGCGAGTCTTTCGGCACAACGGGTACTGGAAGATGTACTGCCCGTGTCCGAGGAAGTGCAAGAAGAGCATGTCCCTGACGCCATCAGACCCCAACTACGTGACCAACCTGCTCGGCCAGTTGCGCCGGGCCACATGCTGGAAAGGGTGACGAAACATGACCTTCTACCTGATCGCCGATCTCACCTTCGAGTGCAGTGACCCAGAGCGCGACTCCGACGACGGATTCGACGCCTTCACCGACGCAGTCGACGACGAGCTCGCCAACCTGGCCGGCGTGGACGACGGCATCATCGACCCGGACACGACGGTGGTCATCACCGAGCGGTGGATGAGTGTCCTCATGGGCATCGTCGCTGACACCGAGGCCGACGCTCACCGTCTGTTCTCCGCGAACCTGCGGTGTGCTCTGCACGCGGCGGGCTGTGCGACACCGGGCTGGCCGACGTTCGAGCCGACGGCCCAGCCGGACGTACGCAAGGCCGACTTCGCCGAGGCGTGACCCGCAGACACACCGAGCGCCCTGCCTCTCCGAATCGGATGAGGTGGGGCGCTCTCGGCGTTTCGCTGGTCGGCGCTTTGATCGACTCGCGTTCAGGCTGCCGGGCCTGCTACAACTACCGTGCGTGACGTCCGGGGGGCGACACGGAAGAGCGCCTCACCATCCCTTGCGGGCGGTGAGGCGCTCTTGGGGTTCAGCGGGGGGCGTACGGCACGCTCTCGGCCTTGAAACCCTTCGCGTGGAAGTCTCGGAGGATCTGCATGGCCTGCTCGAACGTCAGGTCTTGGACCTCGAACACGTACATCTGCTTGGCGGGCGCCGTGTCATCGGCGAGCCGGGCCTGGCGTTCCGCGTAGGTCTCCGGTGGCATCTCACGTCTCCTTGCCGTCGGTCCATCGCTGCTCGCTGGACGGGTCGTAGTGCTCTCGGCGCTGCGGGTCCGCAGACGCCGTGTGACCCTTGGACTTGCGGCAGATGTCATAGCCGGCCTGCCGCTCCCGGAGCGCGAGGCACTGGGCGTGGATGCTGGCGGCGCCCATCACTCGCCTGCCTCGTCCAGAGCCTCACGGATGGCTTCCTCGATGGTGGCGCCCTGCCCTCTCCCGGTGCGGTACGGATCGTGGCGCAGCGGGAAGAACTCGGCGAGGAAGATGCCGTCTTCAACGCTGATCAGGACGGCGCTGCCCTCGGGCAGGTCGGTCGGCTTCAACGCGGCCATCAGAACCTCGCTCCGAGCTTCTCGACGAACTCGACAAGCACCAGCTCGGCCCGGTCCTTGGCCTCATCGGTGGTGTCGAACTTCCCGAAGTCCTGCCGGTAGCCGTATGGCGTCCCGGACAGGACCCACCGCGGCTCGCCCCGTCGGCTGTTCGAGGAGATCCCGAACATGTCGATGCCGTTCACGACTCCGCGCTGGTGATGGCGTTCTTCCGTCCAGGCGATGCGCTGGGTGCTGCTCACTCCGCCTCCTCGGCGTCTGGGCTGGTGGGTACCGGTCTGATCTTGGTCCCGGTGTTGTTGAACGGCCGTTCGGTGCGCGCGGCATCCTCGGCTTCCGCCCGGCTGCTGTACCGGCGGGTGAACCACCGGCCGTTGATCGCGTTCCGGAACGTCACCTCGTGTGGGGCATCGTCCGGGACGGCGCTCGGGTCAGGTCCGGTCATCGGTGATCCACTCCTTCACGATCGTCGGGAACTTGTCCCGGTCGAGGTAGTACTTGGCACCGTCAGCGCCGCCCACCCGGTAGAACACGGCCAGCGAAGTCACCCGGGTGACCACGCATTCCTCCGGGGTGCGGGCCTCGGTGACCCAGTGCCGGTGCAGGAAACGCATCCCGCGCTTCGGGGTCACGTCGTCGGTCTCGGGCACGTCAGGTCTCCTCGTCGAAACGGAACGGCCGGCGGATCATGTCGAGGGCTCGGGCGCGTGCCCGCTCCATCGACGCCGCGTGCCCGAGAGCGCACTCAACCTCAACACGCAGCTTCGCGGCGGCTTCCTCCTCGGGCGTCTTAGCGGCCTGTACGGCGTCTAGCGCGTCGATGAGGGCGGCGACGTCGGCGAGCATCTGGCGGCCATCGGTGAAGTCCACGGCTACTCCTCCGCCCAGTCCGACACGGCGACGGTGCGGGAGACGATCACGGCGTCCCGGTCGATGCCGAGCTTGTCCTGCAAGCTCAGGGCCGCCCGAAGGATCGGCTCGGCCGCCCGCGGGTCCTCGGAGCGCAGGGCCTCCTCGACGATGACCGCGGGCTTGCCGTACTGGGTGACGGTGTAGCGGACGGCGTACTCGGTGTGGGTGGTGGGCATCTCAGGTCTCCTTCGCGTCTGCCGGGACGACCGAGACGACGCTCTCGGTCGGCACAGCGCACTCGCCCTGCTCCGTCCAGACCCTGATCACGTCCACGGACACGCCAGTCAGCAGCCCGGTGACGGTTCCCTCCTTGTCCGTGACCGTGACGTGCTGGCTGACCAGGAACACCCACGGTGCCGACCTGTGCCGTATCTCCGCTTCAGGGGAAGCCGGGGCGAGGAACGTGACGTTCTCGCAGATCGTCAGGGTGATCGGCTTGAACTCGGCCGGAGGCTCGTACTTGCCTGCCTCCCGGTCCCAGGTCATGCCGCCACGGTGGAAGTCGCGGCTGGACCGGGTCGGCTGGATACGCACCCGCAACTCGTTCTCACAAGGCCGGGTGGGCTTCGCGGGGTCGAAGTGGCGATCCCACTCGGGAACCTCCTCGGTGGGCACGTCCTGGCCGTCGTGGAGCCGCTTCCACTCCCACGAACCCGGCGGCTTGTAGACCCGCCACACGTCCAGCAGGATCCCCTCCTGTACCTCGCAGGACCGCCCCGACGTGCGCGGGTACAGCACCACGCACCCGGGCGTCAGCGCGTTCCCACGCCAGTCCTTCATCTCCAGCATGCGGTTCCCTTTCTCGGGGGCTTGGCGTTCCGTGAGCCGGACCCGCTTGGGATCCGGCAGGACGCAGCGTCAGGCCGGGAACTCGATGAACTTCTTCGGCTCGGTACCGGCCAGGATGCGGGCCTTCCACCCCTCGACCCCGTCCGGGTCGGCGGCGGTCTCGGTCTCCGATGCGAGCAGGTCGGCCAGCGCGTCGGCGATGACCGCGTCATCCTGCTCCGCCTCGCGCCAGCGGATCAGGAGCTTCGCGGCGTCGACCGTGCCGGAGGTCGTGTGGGAGCACGGCCCGCCGATGACCCGGCAATGGCCGCTCCCGGTCGCGCTCAGCGGTACCGAGCGGTGGATGCCGAGGTGCGGGGCCGACCAGGTCTCGATGGGCTCGGTGAAGAACTCGGTCTTCGCGGCGGTGTCGTGCTGGACGGCGAAGGCCGCCACGGTCTCGCCGTCCCGGGCGGTCCACACGATCTCGGTGATGGTGCCGGAAGTGCGCTCGTTGCGCTCGACCTGCGGGGCGGGAGGGCTGGTGGTCATCTTGGGTCCTCTCGTTGATCTCGGGCGGGTTGGGGGTCCCTGAGGCCGGAGGCAAGGGGAATGGAGCTCCGGCCCCAGGGAGGTCAGGGGGTCAGTCCTCGAAGGCGTCACTCGCGACGGTCCTGCCGCGCCGGCTGGCCTCGTAGGCGCGGCCACGCATGCGCTGGCCCGTGTAGACCGCGCCAACGAGGCCCTTTCGCTCCAGCGCCTGAAGCCCGGAGTGAGCTGAGCTGTAGCTGATCCGCAGGTGGCCGCCCACCTTGGACGCGGTCACGGGGCCGCATTCCTTGACCACTCCGAGGATGTTCATCTGTTGCGGGGTTAGCCGCTCGGTGAGTGTGCGGTCGGTGGCGGGCATCTCGGCTCCCTGCGAGTAGGTGGGGCGGCGGTGGGCGGTTCAGGCGGCGAGGGTGAGGATCTTGTTGATGTCAGCGGCGAGCAGGTGCGAGCACCGGCCCCAGTGGGCCGATCCCTTGCAGAGGCAGGAACGCTCGCCCACGGTCTCAACGAGGTAGGTGTGCTCGGCATCCGAACCGACCACCAAGAACTGGCCCTCGTGGCGGGTCGCGACGAGGCTGCGGTCGATCAAGATCTGAACGGCCTTGTCGCGGGCCTTCTTCGCGTCCTTGAAGGCGCTGGTGTCGACGAGGTCGGCGGCGGCCTCGATGGCGGCGATGCGGGCGTCCTCACGCTGAGCGCCGATCGCGATGCGGCGGGCGAGGCTCGCAGCGTCGATGACCCACTTGCCCGCCGTCTTGACGGCTGCGACGGCGCCGACGCGGCACCAGGTGCGGATGGTGGAGAGGGAGACCCCGGCCAGGGTCGCCGCCGCGGTGGCGGTGGTGTTCGTGCTGGCCATCTTGGTCTCCCTCGCTAAGACTTTGTCGCCTACATAGACAAAGATAGGGCGCTGAGGAGTCACCTGTCTATGTATTCGACAAAGAATCTTGGCGCTACCTGCTTGGCTTCGGACCGCCGCCCGTGCCCTGCCCTGGACGCGACACCCGCCACGCCTCCCACTCGGCCCTACGCTCCGGCAACCAGCCGGGCCGCCCGTCGATCTCCACGTCCGGCTCTGGGCACGGGTGCGTCTCCGCATACCGGCTCAACCACTTGCTCACCGTCGCGGCCGTGGCATTGTCGAACCAGGCGGCGACACCGGCCAAGCCCACATAGTGCACGGCCATGACTGCCTCCGGGTCGTCGTCGCTGGTAGCGACAACGTTAGCAAGGGCGATCACGGCGCCAACCCCCCAGCGCAGTCCGGACACAACTTCGCCGGCCGACCGTCCGGCCACACCCCGACAACCCGCTGCGGCCTCGGCCACCGCTTGTCGCACACGGCGCATGCCCTGCCGGCCAACTTGGCGCGGGACATCCCTGCCGGGTCGATGCGTACGGGCTGGTCGGTCGCGATGGTGGTCACTCCGGATCCTCGGACTTGTCGGCGAGGTAGCCGGCCGGGAGGCCGAACCGCGCCCGGAGCTCCTCGTCCGCGTGGATGGACAGCTGGCCGCCGCGGATCCGGTTGGCGAACCAATGGAGGCGCTCCGCCCACTCGGAGGCGTCCGGCCGGTCGAGGCCGTCGAGGGCGGCGGCGATGTCGCGGGCGAGGTTCTCCGCCCACTGGACGCCGCAGGCTTCGGCGTCGGCGAGGTCGTCCCCGGTGTAGATCGGGTGGGTTCCCTTGCAGTGCGCACACACGGCGACCAGTTCGCCGGTCTGGGCGTCCTGGTGGATCTCCCATTCGGCGGCGTCGCAGGTCGGGTCTGGGCAGCGGAAGCGGTCAGGCACGGTCGTCTCCTTGCTGAATGCCGTGCCGGCGAACCTGCGACCGGCTGGCGGCGGGTTCGAGGATCCGCCGGATCTCGTCCAACTCGTTCGCGACCTGCTCGAACCGGATACGCCGCTCCCGCTGGTCTGAGGGTGTGCGGTCCCGTGCCGCGTACAGGGCTTCCGACCGCTGTGAGGCCTTCTCCACGGCGAGCGCGATCCTGTCGGCGTGGTTGTCCCGCTCGTCGGTCACCTCGGCGAGCATCACCTCGGGCTCCCCGTGGACGGGGCAGTCCCGCTCTGGGCCTTCGTAGTCGAGGGGCGTCTTCCGGCACGAGCACCGGGAGAAGGCCGTGAGCACCATCCCGGCCTCGGCGAGAGCGGACAGGACGATGGCCACAACGTCGTCGGCGTCGGCCGGGCCGGACAGTCCGAGGTCGCCCGCATTGAAGACCCTCGGCAACTGCCTGCGGAGCTGCCGGGCTGCGACCTCCCGGGGGGTGAGGGTCTCAGGTGTCGTCATCGGGCACCTCCGCGTCCAGGGCAGCGAGCGCCGTCCGGACCAGCCCGGCCTGCATGCAGACCTCGCACACGTCGGACATCTGGCTGCCGTGATCGTCGAGGTCGGGGCAGTACTGGTCCGCGCCCTGCAAGGCCGCGTAGGCGACCGAGATCTGACCACGGAGGTAAAGCTCGGTTGCGCGGTGCTGCGTGCCGAGCGTTCGCGCGGCGGCCACGGCTCCTTCGGCCGCTTCCTTCGCGGCGGCCAGCTCCTCGCGGAGCCGTCCGACTTCGGTGAGCGCCTCCCCGTTGATCTCTTCCGGGGGCTCGCCGAAGCATTGCGGGCAGGCCGGATCCCCGCACAGGTGCGGGCCGCTGCGGAGCAGGCTCTTGGTGTCGGGCCTCATCGAGCATCTCCCTGCGGAAGGACAACGGGAAGGATCGGCACGTTCGGGGCCATCGTTCGGAACTCAGCGATCGGGTCGATGCGGGTATGGTCCTCGCTGGCCAGCGGCACCACGGGGTGCATCGCGCCGTACTGGGCGGCCTGCGTGTCCAGCCACGCAAGGCAGGCGTCCTTGCCTTGCAGCCCGTCGGGGACGACGATCGCAGCGAGTTCGGGGTGCTGTGCACGGAGGGCGGGCTGGCACTCCTCGGCCACTCGCGGGAGCTGGTGCTGGTGGAGGCTCTCACCCGACATCCAGTTGAGGATCAGCCGGATGTTGGCGTACGGGGCCAAGCCCCTCCCGGTCATGACCGAAAGGACGTCGCCGAGGGAGAAGTCACGGGTCGCCACGTTGATGCTCAATTCGCCACCGTCCTCTCATGCCAAGCGCGGTGATGGTCCTCGTCGATGGCCAAGACCAGCGACGAGCATTCGCCGCATCGGGTGATCGTCGGTGGCAGTCCCGCCCCGGGGCCCGGGTAGAACAGGATCCGAGTCACGGCGTGGTCTCCTCGGTCGTCACGGACGCCGCCCGGCGGGACAGGTCGTCGGCGACCCGCTCCATGTGGCGGAGCGCCCGCATCGCAACCTGGTGCTCGTGCTCGGCGTCGCCGATGTCGGAGACTGCGCCGCAGCACTCTCCGTCGCAGGTGATGTTCCCGAGTTCGCGGAGTTCCTTGGACGCTTGCCGGAGCGCACGGTCCGCCGTGACGAGGAACGTCTTGAGGGCGTCGGCGGTTCGGCGGGCGTAGGCGACGTGCTCGGCCCAAGCGGCATCGAAGGGCACGCCTTCGGCGGTGTCGGTGGTCACGGTGTGGCCTCTCGGTCGGTGGTGGTCGGGTACTGGATCTCCCGCGTCGGGTGACAGGGGATGCTGCGCGTTTCGCCGTCCAGCCGAACACGCAGGCAGGCACGGCCGAAGCTGGTGATCACGCCCGGTCGGCCCTGGAACTTGATCCGCATCCAGCGCTTGGCGGGCACCTGGTAGTACTCCCGGATCCACTGGGCGGTCACGCCCAACCTCCGGCCTGGAACACCATGGCCACCTCGAAAGCGACCAGCAGGACCAGCAAGACCAGCAAGCGGGCGGCGCGGGCACCGAGAGCGTGGGCTGCCTGCCGCCACCTGGACGGCGGAGGGGAGTACATCGGCGAGCCGGGAGAGGTCCAGCGGTAGGTGATCACCGGGACATCACCGCGTCGTACACGTCCCGGCACAGCCGTGCGTCACCGAGAGCGGTATGCAACTCACCCGCGTCGTACGTGACGCCCATCGCGTCAGCGGCGGCCTTGAGGCCATCCGGCACCGGCTGACGCAATGCACCGCACACGAGGGTCTCCGCACAGATCAGCCGGTAGTTCCAGAGGATGCGGAAGTTCCAGCGCCCCATGAGCGCCTTGAGCATCCCGTCGTCAAAGGAGGGGACCGCCGCGACTAGATGGGCGTCCCGCAGGACGTCTTGGATCTCCATGGCCGCTTCGCCGGCGCGCAGTCTCCACGGGCCGTTGCCCTGGACGCATGAGGTCGCCTCGCACCCGTCAGGGACGGCGAACCGCTCCCGGTACCGTCCGATCTCCAGCGCCTTCGGGTCGGCCTTGTCGAGGTCGGGGCGGATCTGCCAGACGTGCTCTTCGTCGGGCAGGCCCAGCTCACGGAGGATCACAGCCACTTCCCACGGCTGGTGGACGCGCGGGTCCAGGCCAGTCGACTCGCAGTCCACAAAACAGAGGTTCCCGGGGGTCAGCATGAGGGCTCCGTTCCGGTGGGCACGGCCGCGTGCTTGGGCTTGTACCGCTCGCTTGCGGCCTCGGATGCCAGCCAGTGCGCCGGGTGCTCCTCACCTGCCCGCGCGGCGTCAGCGTCCGCACGGGCCACGATCGCGGCGGCCAGAGCGGCGGCCATCTGCTCGGTGCTCATCAGGTGGCCGCCTTGATGTTGCGGATCTCCGCGAGCGCGTCACCGCGAACGTCCTCGTCGTCGATGAGGGCGGCCACGTACTCGCTGAGCCTCATCCCGAGTGCCAGCCCCATGACCGGCGGCAGGCCCGCGCAGTAGTCGAAGATGGCCAGCTGGATCAGCAGGATGACCCCGAGAGCCGTCTTGGGCTGACCGGCACCCTTCAAGATCAGCGGGTAGAGACCCGCGATCATGTGGTCGGTGTTGTCCACGGCGGTGAGGCGGCGCAGCATGTCGTCACGCTCGGGCAGGGTGATCAGAGCGGTGCTCACAGCTCGTCCGCCCAGTCCGGCTCTTCCTGGACGTAGGCGTCCGGGTGGTCCTGCCCGTCCTTCTCCGCACGCCACACCTCCGACATGCGCCGCCCCCGCTTGCAGGAGCAGTGACCTTCGGTCGTGCCGCCGTGGGCGTTGGCCCACCTGGACCGGCCGGTGTCGAAGCATTTCCCGCAGTCCGGGGCGGCACGCCAGCCGGTCAGCGCAGGGCCGGCGAACGGGTCGGCGGTGATCGCGGCGATGTCCTCAGCGGTGAGCTTCGCGGACTGGTCGACGTGGTCGGCGCCCGACTGGGCGAGCGTGTCCAGTGGGTGCGCGATGCCGTACCCGAGGTACCAGCCGCACGAACAACGCAACCCCAACCACGGGGTGGTTCCGGCGGTGGCGACCACGGAGACCCGGTGGATCACCTGGGTCAGGGGCGCGGCCATCGCGTCGGCGTGATCGGTCACCACGGCACACCGCCCAGAAAGCCCCGCTCGGTGACACCCAGGTCGTTCCAACCGGCCCACGCCGTGAACAACCCGTACGTCGCCGTGATGCCCTCCGCGTTCGCCCACTCGCGGAACAGTTCCTCGTGGTCGTCGATCGCCATGAGTTCCGCCTCGGTCGCCTTCGGCTTCGCCTTGGTGTCCGGCGGCAGGAACTCAACGGCACCCAACTGCTCACGGGTAGCGCGGACGGTGTACGCGTACGGCGCGCTGATCGTGGTGGCGGCAATGGTCCACGTACCGTCGCCGCGGGCGTCGATGCCGGTCACCCGGGACGGCTCGGACAGCAGGTGGCCCTGAACCCAGGGCGCGTTCCGGGTGCCGCGGATCACATCGCCCACGGCGGGTACGGGCGGCTCGGTAGCCTTCACGGCCCGCTGCGGGCACTCGGGGCACGTGTCGTCGGCGACCGGGACGACCCGCGCCGTCCGACCGCCAGTACCTCGTACGACGACCGCGATCAGGTCGCGCATGTCGTGCATGCAGTTGATCACGTGGGCGTGGGTGCCGACCCGGATCACCGAGAACTGGTGGTTCCGGATGCCCTTACGGCGGGCGTGGTCCGCTCCGGCGACCACGAGCGGGTCAGGGACGTACCGGCGAACCGGTGGTGCGGGCTCCGCCAGAAGCGGAGACTCGGGGGAGAGCGGCATCGGGGGTCCTCACGGGAGATATGTACGTCTAGCCGATACTCGCTTGAGTGGGTACTGACTGTCAATACATACCGCGCTATCGTGCCCGTATGAGACGTACCGAAGGTCTCGCGGAAGCGGCCACCAAAGCCGGGCTAACGCTCGTCGCGGTCCTGTACGGCCGGGTCAGCGACGACAAACACGGCGACCAGCGGTCCGTCGACGAGCAGGAAGACCGCGGGCGCGCCGAATGCGCCGACCACGGGTGGGCCATCCACGGCCGCGTCTACGCCGACCCCGACATGTCCGCCAGCCGGTTCGCACGCGGCGGGCAGCGCCCCGAGTGGAACGAACTCCTGGAAGACCTCGCAGCGAAACGGTTCCACGTGCTCGTCCTGTGGGAACCCTCGCGTGGCGACCGGGACCTGGAGAGCTGGATCAAACTCCTCAACCTCTGCCGACGCCTCGGCGTCTTGATCCACATCACCTCCCACCACCACACCTACGACGTCCGCAACCGGCGGGACTACAAAACCCTCGCCGAGGAAGGCGTCGACTCTGCGGATGAGTCCGAGAAGACATCCGGCCGTATCGTGCGGGCCATGGAAGCGCTCGCCCGCAAGGGCCTGCCCACCGGGCCGTGCCCGTACGGGTACCGCCGCGAGTACACCATCGACGAGCGGGGCAAACGGAAACTCGTCGGCCAATACCCCGACCAGATTCCCCGCACCGCCACGGCAGTCGACGGGACCGTCTCGCAGTACACGCCGGCGGGTGTGATCGCCGAGATGGGGTCGCGGTGTATGGGAGGCGAGTCCCCGCACACCGTCGCGGTCGATTTGAACAGGCGGGGTGTGCCGACGGCTGTGGCGTCCGTGGCCGGGTGGACGCACACCGAGGTCGTCACCCGGATCACGAACCCCGTGTACGCCGGGCTGAGCGTGTACTGGGAAGAGGTCGTCGGCCCCGCCGTGTGGGATCCGATCATCCCCGTCGCCGACCATCACGCGCTGGTGGCGCGGTACTCCGAGCCGGACCGGCGGCACGTCAAAGAGACCAAGATCAAACACCTCGGGTCCGGGCTGTATGTGTGCGGAGTATGTGGGGGGCCGATCCGCACGACCAAGAACCCCACCGTCGGCGCGCCTCCTCCCGCACGCCGGTACACGTGCACACCGGACAAGAAGGTCGGGGCTGCCAAGCGGGGAGGTGTCCGCGGGTACTGCGTGTCGCGGGACGTGACCGCCGTCGACGCCTACGTGCAGTTGTCCATCTGGCGGCGACTCGCCCGCCCCGACATCGCGGACCTGCTCGCCGAGGACGACAAAGCCGACGACAAGACCGCCAACCTGAAAGCGGAGATCGCCGAGAAGCAGGGCCGCCTGGACAAGGCGAGGGACGCCTACGCCGCTGGACGCCTGCCGCTGGCGTCCGTCGAACGCATCGAAGCCACCCTGGGGCCGGAGATCACACGGGCCCGCGCGGCCATGAACCAATCCAGGTACGCCCCCGTACTGGACGGGCTGATGCTGCCGACCGTGGAGGCCATCCGCGCCGAATGGTTCCGCCGGTCGATGAGCCGGCGCCGTGAGGTGATCCGGGTTTTGACGGAGCGGGTGGAGATTCTGGCGGTAAACCACCGGCGGATTTACGAGCCGGAGGAGTCGGTGGGCATCGTGTGGCGGAAGCCGGGGCGTTAGGCCGCTCACGGCGCGGCGAGTGTCAGGACGGTGGGCGGGACAGTGGGCGGAGCGGTGGGCGTGACGGTGGTCGGCACAACGCTGGGCACAGCGGTCGGGGTGGGTGTGGGCGTCACGGTGGGGCCGGCCGGGAGCCGCCCCGGGTAGACGGTGGGCGACGGGCTGGGGGCGTCGGCAGGGTCGCGGATGGGTTGCCGGGGCTCCGGAGCGCTGGCGTCGGCGGCCAGCCGGGTCGGTGCGGGGGCGACGTAGTGATCGCGTGCCGCCGAGGTGGCGGCGGCGGATCGCGGCGGCGTCAACGAGGTGACGTTACCGGGCGGGAGGGTGGCGACTCCGGCGATGACCACCACAGCCCCGGCGAGAGCGAGGGCGACCTTGACGGCGACGAGCCCAGCGAACGGGAGGGTGGTGGACAGGCCGGGCCGGGTACGGCGCCGGAACGCGCGGATTTGGCGAGACGTGCGGCGCGGGTGGCGCAGGACGATCTCGTCGCCTTCGTCGGTGATCCACGTTGCCGTCGCGAGCTGATCCGGGAACTCCGCGTCGGTGTTCGGCAGCGGGATGACCCCGTCAGCCGTGGCCGGTCGCGGACGGGCCATGATGCGCCGTACGCAGGCGACCAGGGCGCGCCAAGCGGCGAGTTCGGCTTCCGGGTCCGCGTACCCGGTCCCGTTGCGGCTGGGGATCACGCAGATCGTCAAGCCGTCGATTTGGACGGTGTACTCGCCCAAGCCGTGTTTGTCCGGGCCTGTGCGCAACGCCAGCATCCAGTGCTGGGGCAGGAGCGCGACGAGCGAGTCCCGGCCGAGCTGGTAGCCCTGGTCGATGAGTTCCCGCTCCCGCTCCCGGTGGGCGAGGTCCTCTTCGAGGATGGGGTGTTGCCAGCGCCAGCGCACGATGTGGAGGGCCATGATGCGGGCGTTTTCTGCCTCTTCCGCTGCCTCCACGTCGGCGGGGCACCACGGCTGGGTGGCGCCACGGTCGGTGTTGTGGTCGGTGCTGGGGTCGTTTTTCACTTACGTCTACGTCCCTGTCGCGACCGTGGGCGGGGAGGCCCCCGTCGCGAGCGTCCGTGCTTAGCCCGCTCCGACATCAGGGACCATCATTCAGCGCTTCCGGGCGTGTGGGTGTCACTGCATTTAAGCATCCGTAACCTACTTGTTATATCCGGTCTGTTCTTCGCCGTAGGTAAATGACCTTCGAAACGTCGACGGCGGCACTGGCCTACGAAGGGCCGTTCTGGCGCCGGTCGGCGAGCGACGCCGGCTGATCGGCCGGCACCGGGTTCCCGGCGGGCATCTCCCGTAGCTCCCACCGGGCGATGGTGAGGATCTTAATGCGCTGCTCCGGTGGGATTTCCGTGATCATCAGGAGGCGCCGTTCCCACGGCTTCAACGAGTTGAACGGGATGTCGTCGCCGAGGTCGCCCGGGTTTCGGAGGGGCTCCCGCTCGCCAGTCGTGGGCTCGGTGGCGGAGACCTCTGTGTACTCGATCAACCCGGCGTGGATCATCATCTGGATGATGTCGTAGCCGAGAACCCTGCCGATCTTGCGGAGAGTGTCGACCTCCGCCGCCCTCTCGCCGGTCAGGATCCTGGAGATGATCGAGATCGATACACCGGACTCGGCGGCAAGGGTCGTGCGACCACCGCCGCGCGGTGAGTCGACGTCGTAGCCCTGGGTAGTCATCTCACGCCGGAGCCACGCGCCAAAGCTCTCCTGGTCGCCCACGTTCGCAGACTTTAGCTTGCTGGGGAGCAAGTGTCGATGACCTGCGGATATACATTGTTGATCTTTGCTAGGTGGCAAGTAAGCGGACACTGAGGCGGAAAGCCCAGTGGCCTGCGAGAACATCCCTCACTTGGAACAAGGGTGCGAATTCTGGCGACCCTTGGCGAAAGGGTTGCGTGCCGACGGGCAAACACAATAGGTTCTTGCCATGGAGCAAATAGAGCCGCGCGTACAGCTCAGGCTCACCCAGTACCTGCGGTACTGCGAGTTCGAGGGCTGGACCACTCAGGCCAGGCAGGCGCAGGAGTTCAGGCACTCCGATGCCTACGTCAGCCGCCTGCTGCGCGGTCGCACCAAGGTCACAGAGGACTTCATAGCCGCAGTCTTGGCCGCCATGCCGGGCCGTCAGTTCGAGGACCTCTTCGAGGTCGTCAAGCACGCGGTTCCCGTCAGGCAGGCGTCATGACCGAGGTCCAGAGCTTCGACTTCCACGGCGACCGCGTCCTGTTGGTCAACGTCAGCGGCAAGCCGCACATCGTCCTGCGCCCGGCCATTGATGCGTTGGGCCTGAGCTACGCCCGCCAGTTCCGCAAGCTCGAAGGCAGGTCATGGGCAACCGTTGCCCTAGCGGCAACGGTTGGAGCCGACGGCAAGGCCCGCGACATGGTCGTGGTCGACGTCCGCACCTTCCTCATGCTGCTGGCCACCGTCGACGAGAACCGCGTGGCGGAGCATGTCCGACCCAAGCTGATCGCCTATCAGGCCGAGATCGCCGACGCGATTGAGGCGTACTGGACCCAGGGCAGGGCGTTCAACCCGCGAGTCGTCGCCCCGTACGAGCCGATCGCGTTCACATGGGCGGAGATGGCAGCGGTCATCCGGCAGCGGCACGGCATCAACATGTCGGTCGTCACGCTCACCAGAACCCTCCGCGCCGCCGGAGTGCTGCGGCAGGACGGGACACCGTTCGCCGCGTTTGCCCGCTCGTTCTGCTTCTCTGGCACGGCGTGGATGGTCAGTCCGGCGGCCGTCGCGCTGCTCGCCGCGAAGGCGTACGACACCTTCACCAACCTCGAAGCTCTGGGCTTCGTTCAGTCCCGGCTGGACGTCACGCCTGTCGACGATGCCCCGACCCAGCTTGAGATCGGCGGTGCCGCATGAGCGAGTCGACCCTCCCGTGGGACACCTCCGGGATGCCCGGCCACGAGCTCAAGGCATACGAAGCCGCCTGGGAAGCCTCCGGGCGGTGCGCAGACGCCGCCCCCGACATCCCCCGAGGCTCCGACATCGGCCTCGCACTCAAAGCCGCCTACCCCAACTGGCCGGCGTTCGCCCGCGAGCACCAGGCCGAGCAGGTAGCGGCCGAGAAACAGCGGGCCGGCAAGACCCGAGCCGCTTAGACCGCGGCCCCGGCCAGCGTGGACGCGCCGACCGGGGCCAGAACCGACAACCACCACCAACGAAGAGAGGAAGTCGGCCCATGAACACGGTACAGACCCCGGAGAACAGCCCGCCGTCCCCGCTGGATCTGGCGCTGTCGGCGATCGCGGACAAGGTCGCGGACTTCGAGGCTGCGGCGTGGCGGTGCGACCTTCCCAGCGTGAACCGGCCGACCTTGGCGACGGAGTACCGGGCAAAGGCGGAAGCGGTCCTGGGCGGGCTGGTGGCCGCGCTCATGGCGACCGCCGGTCCGGCAGGGGACGGGCACCGGCTGAACCCGCACGGCGCGGCGCTGGCCCTGGTGGACGCAGCCACCCGTGAGCGCGGCGGGACGGTGGCCCGATGAGGCACGTCGTGTCCACGAAGACATGGGCGGGTGTCGCCCCGCTCCCAGTGCTCCCGCGCCCCAACCCCCTACGCGCCGACGTCGCGACGGAGTGGGGTGTCCGCCACCAGTACCGCACCGAGTGGGACCACGTGGATGTGCGCGGCTCTGAGGAGTCGGCGCGAGCGTGGCATCACGCCCTGCTGTTCTGCGGGAACTACGACGCGCAACTCGTCGCCCGCGCTGCCGGTGCCGACGCCGCGTGGATCTCGCTGGGCGGCGCCTGATGAACCTCGTGGACCAGATCGAGATGCTCGGCTCCGCTGTCGCCTCCGGCCTGATGGGCGAAGGCGAGGCGGTACAGCTCCTGGTCGAGTTCTCGGACGGAGGACTCACCAAGACGGGGGCGTCCTCCGCACTAGCCCGGCATCGGACGATCCGTGCCGAATATGGGCGGATCTTCGACAGCGCCTCTGCTGCGCTGCGGGCGCTGGGCGGTGCCTGATGCCCATCTACGAGTCCCGAGCCCATGCGGTCGCAGACCGGCTGATGATCGTGGTCGAGCTGGCGTGGACGGCGTACCCGCGAGCCATGGCCGGGCCTTGCTCGGTCGTCAACGCCCTGGTCGGCCATGTGCCGGTCAGAAGGCTGATGTGCCGTAAGTGCGGGGCCACCAGGGAGTGGCTGACCCGAGCCCAGTACGGGGTGTACGCGGCGTCCGGGTCGGTCCCGCACTGCCGTCCTAACGGGGCGCTGATGGCCGTGTCCGGCGGACAGGCGGTGACCCGGTGATCGGCCGTATCGGCGCTGAGCCGACCATGTGGCCGGTCCGGGGCCGCGCCGACCGTGACCGGCGTACAGCGTCCATGACGGAAGCCCAGTGGGCGGAGTACGGCCGGTTCAAGGCGCGTGGTGACGTCCTGTTCGACGGGTGGCTAGCGGCTCACATCCCGCCGGTCGGGCCGAAAGCGGGTGGGTCGTGAGAGCGCCGGCGGGGTCAGCGCTTCATGCGCCGCAGCACTTCGGCCGCGAGGTCCTCATCGCTCACGGCCGCGAGGTCGGCTACGACGGCGGTGAGTACGTTCACGGGCAGCCCGGCCAGCCTCGCGGCCTCTTCCCGTGGGATGCGGAGTACGTCGGCGACGGCTGCGACCGTCCCGGCCTGCGGTGGCTTGGGCTGCGTCGCCCAGTTCTCGATGGTGGCGCGAGAGACGCCACTGCGGCGGTTCAGCCAGCTCTTGCTCTGGCCCTGCTGGGCGAGTTCGGCGACGACCCGGTCGTACCAGGGTGCGGCGGGGCCTCGTTCGGTCACCCCTCAGTTGTACAGAGCTGCATCGAAATGGACAAAGGTAATCCGGTAATCCCCTTGCCTAGAGCTGTACAGAGTTGGATAGACTATGTACATGAGAACCGAGGCGAGTGACGTGTTCCTCTCCATGGCAGAGACCCGCGAGTTGCTGCGGATGTCTCGCGTGACCGTCACGAAGTTGATCGAGAACGGCGAGCTGGTGGCCATGAAGGGCCCCGCCAAGAACTCGCCGTTCCGCATCTCCCGCGCCTCGATCGAGAACTACATCGCCCGCAACACGATCAACGCAAGGAGCGGTGCATGACCATCACCGAGACCGAGACCGAGACCGCGATCCGGTACCGCCGCAACGGGGACGACATCGTCGAGCCCGTCCACACCGACGACGACCTCATCGAGGTCATGCGGACCCTGCTCCAGTCCGACATCGTCGGCGAGGTCGTCACCCGGCCCATCGCCGACTGGGTGCCCGACAAGCGGCGCCGCAACAAGGCGGCCCGCGACCTGGTCGAGGAGACCGTCGAGGCCTACCTCGGCGAGGAGTTCGACGAGCACGAAGCCCTCGACCTGCTCCGCCTGCTGGCGCCCGACCTGCTCGACGACACCGACATCCCGGCGCTGGAGGCCAAGGGCGCGGCCGTCGCCGCCGTGTCCACCGTGGCGGGCTTGAAGTTCACCCGCTACACCACGGACTTCGGGTGCACCCGCGAGAACTGGCTCGACCTGTTCGTGTCCGCCGACGTGACGTGCACCGCGCTGCGGGAAGGGCGCGAAGACCCGTTCTGGCACGACGACGACAAGCTCAGCGCCCAGCGTGACCGCGCCCTCAACGTCCTCGCAGGGATCAGCTCCCACCACCCGTTCGGCGACGACTGCGGCAACTGCGTCGTGTGGGTGCCCAAGCCCCTCACCAAGGTCCGCGAGGCGGACTGGCTCACCCTCGGGTCGCTCGTGATCCGTGCGGAGACCGCGCAGACCCTCGGAGACCGGGCCGAGCACTGGCGGGCCGCGTCCGCCGCCGCCGAGCTGATCGAGGCCATCGGGGTCGGCGCGTGACGACCGAGACCATCACCGAGGTCCACACGACCTCCGACGACGGCAACCGGCACTACCCGCACCCTATTACCGGGGACCTGCTCACCTCCGTGACCACGATCCTTTCCGCCACGGTCGGCAAGCCGTTCCTGACCGTGTGGGCCGCGAAGCTCGCCGCGGAGTTCGCCGTCGCCAACCTCGACCTGATCGCCGAGGTCGTGAAGGCGGAGGGCCGGCGTGCCGCCATCGACTTGGTGAAGGACCAGGCGAAGCTCCTGCGGGAGCGCAAGGCGGACGCGGGCAGCTACGTGCACGCGGTCTCTGAGGCGCTGATCCTGTGGGCCGCCTCCCCGGAAGGTACGGGCGCGGACATCGCGCTGCCGGACCTGCCCGACCATCTGGTCGGCGCGGACTACGACGGCGAGCCGCTGGACCGGGTCGTGGACTGGATGGTCACGGGGTTCCTGAACTTCGTGACTGACTTCGCCCCGACGTTCGAGGCCGCCGAGATGACCGTGTACAACCTGGTCCTCGGTATCGCCGGAACCCTCGACATGATCATCGTGTTGCGGGACGTGGCGCTCACCCCGGACGGGTGGATGGTGCGGGCGCCCGGCAAGGTGCTGGTCCTCTGCGTCGACATCAAGACCGGCAAGAACCTGGACGTCACCGTGCGGGAGCAGCTCGCCGCGTACCGGCGGATGCTCGAAGCGCGCCTGCCGCAGGGCCAGATCGTGGCGATGCCCGCCACCGACGCGGGCGCGATCCTCCACCTCCGCCCCGAGCACGAGGGCGGCTACCGGCTCATGCCGATCTCCGCCGCCGATGACGCGAAGGCATGGAACCGGTTCCGGCGGGCCGTGGAGATCGAGCACGGCCGTTCCGAGGTGCGGTCCAAGCCGGGCCACGTCGCCTACCCGCTCAACCCTGACGGCAGCATGCCCGCGCCCCGGCTTTGCGACCTTGACGGGGAGGGCTACGGGCGGGTCCTCACACCCCTCATCCGGGCCGGCCTGGCCGATGTGGACGAGGTCGCCATGATGACCGCCGCCGAGATCCTCGCGGTCAAGGGCATCGGGGAGAAGACCCTCGGCACCATCCGCCAGATGCTCGCCGACCACGCACTCACCTTTTCCGACGAGGCCGTAATGGCCGGACAGGTGGCCTGACATGCCGCTCCTCGATGTACAGCGCCGCGGCCAGCAGATCGGGCGAATCCGCATAGGCCAGCAGGTCGCCACCGGCAACGGGAAGACCCGGCCGGCCAAGCTCGACACGTTCCGATTCACCACCACCTCCCGGTATGCCGCCGACGCGATCGCAGAGTTGTACGGCGGGACCGTCAAGGACTGGAACGGCGAGTTCGAGGTCATCACCGGGCAGAGCGCGATCGGCGTGACCGTGCCGCCCCGCGACCAGGTCGTCAGCCAGAACTACGAGATGTGGAACCGGGGCGGAGCGGTTAGACGCTGCGATTCCCGCGTCAACCAGATCACCGGCGGGCCGTGCCTGTGCCCGCACGCCGACGACCCCGAAGACCTCGAAGTCGTTGAGGCCGCAGCGAGGGAACGCGCCCGGCTCGCCTCAATGAACCCGCCGCAGGCGTGCAAGGCGATCACCCGGATCTCGGTGATGATCCCGGACCTGCCCGGCATCGGAGTGTTCCGTCTCGACACCGGGTCCTACAACGCGGCTGTGGAGATCGGCGACGCCGCCGCGATCATGCAGGTCGCCCGCGACCAGGGCGTGTTCCTGCCCGCGACTCTGCGGATCGAACAGCGCAAGCGGGTCGCTGGCGGGACGACCAAGAACTTTCCCGTCCCGGTGCTGGAGATCATGTCGACGTTCCGGGAGATCGCCTCTGGAGCGTTGAGCGCTGGCGGTATCACCGCGCAGCTCCCTCCGGCACCGGGTGAGCAGCGCCGCGCACTGACGAGCGGCTCGCCCGGACCGACCGCGCCGCGACCGCCAGTCGAGCCCGTCGTGAAGCCGTTGACGTCCCAGCAGATCGCCGACCGGGCCGCACGGGCGACCACACAGGAGGAGATCAAGGCGCTCGGGGTTCAGGCCCACGCCGACGGCTTGGACGACGACCTCGTGTGCGTCGACGGCGAGACGTGGGAGGAGCTTCGCCCGTTCCTGCACACCTGCTGGCGGGAACTCGCGCCGACCGCATCTCCAGAACGCCAGCAGGCCGCCGACGTGGCCGGCCACGTCGAGGACGACGACAACCCGCTGCACTACGCCCCCGAAGAGATCGCCGAGGGTGGTGAGGGCTGATGTTGCCGCACCAGATCGCCGATCACCTCGGAGGTCTCGGCGTCGAACTCGACAAGGCCGTCAAGGCGATGGGCGAGTACGAGGTCGTCGCCGTCGATGCCGAAGGCGACTTCAAGGTGAAGTACGCGCGGGTCTTCAGGGAGGCGGCCGGCTCGGTTGAGGACCGCAAGCAGATCGCGATCCTGGACTGCGATGCGGAGTGGCGCATCTGGGGGAAGGCCGCTGGTCTGGTGCGGCTCCAGAGGGAGCACATCCGCGCCCTGCATGCCCGTATCGACGTGGGCCGCACGCTGGCTTCCACCGTCCGCGCTGAGGTGTCCCTGGCCCGTTCGGGGGTGACCCCGTGAGCCTCCAACTCAAGTGCGCGTGCGGCACCAGGGCGTACGACTCGCAGGCAGCGGCAGAGCGCGCCCTCGCGAAGATTCAGTCCCTCGCCCTGCGCTCCGAGATGCCCACCGACGTCGTCAAGTGCGGGCGCGATCAGTGGCACATCGCCGACCCGATGCCGTCCGCGACCCTGATCCGCGCAACCGAGATCGGCCCGATGAGCAGCCGGCGGAAGGCCGAGAACAAGGTGCGCCGCGCGGTCGCCCTGGCCACGTTTGGCCGCAACCCGCGATGCGCCCGGCCCGGCTGCACGTCGATGGCCCGCGACGTGCACGAGCCGCTGACCCGAGCCCGCGGCGGGTCCATCACGGACCCGGCGAACATGGTTCCGCTATGCGGCCCCTGCCATTCGGAGATCCAGCAGGGGCCGGACTGGGCGTACGACCTGGGACTGATGGAGCACTCCTGGGGCGGTGCGGCATGAGCCTGCTCACCGAAGCACAGACGGCCGCGATCGCGTCTCGCAATCCCGGTCTCGCGATCAGCGGCAACGGGCTGATCTTCACCGTCACCGAGGTCCGCCGCTGCACGCCCTGCAAGCGGGCCCACCGGGTTGACCACGAGTGCGGCGCGGATGTCGGCGACCTGATCACTCTCGGTGTCGTCCCCGCTGGCGAGGTGCTGGAGCTGTTCCGCAACGAGAACGAGCGAACGGCCCCCGCCGATTCGACGGGGGCCGCTGACCGCTGACCGACTTCCCCCCGACCGCGCAAGGC